TGCATACCAATCATTAGCCTGTTCATTTAATATTGCAGTTATGTTTAAATCTTTATCTGAGTAATTTATATCATGCATTATACTAATGTCTGGATGCACAAACATTGTACCTCCGTAATATGGAGTATGAACAATGCTAGAATAATTATTATCACCAAACATAGTTCCAGAGTAACCTGGATTAACTGTAAGTTTGTCTAACCAATGATCGATTGTTTCACTCATAGTAAATTCATATATACGTTTGTTATTGGCATTATGTTCTAGTGTTTCTGGAAAACTAATATTTGTTGTTGGATTACTTGCATCATTATTTGTCCAAACAAAGTCAACTAAATCTCCTGTAGTAAATAAACTTTGATCAATAACTAAAGTAGTAGCATTTGCACTTACCAAAGATGTTGGAACTGGATTACCGTTAACTTTAACATTGTAAAACAGTTCATCCCAATCTTTTGAAATTGTCATAGATGCTATTTCAGTATTGTCTGCAAGTATAGTAAAGTGATCACCATCGCTGTTTGATCCAGTAACTATTGTAATTTTGGAACCATTTCTAGTTATAGTCATATCTGGTATTGCATTACCTCCAGGATTCTCAATATCAACTGGTCCTGCTAGAAATGTAATAGTTTTTCCTGTTAAATTATTTAATGTAAATGTTTGTTCTACACCAACTAAATGTCTAGTCTTTTTAACAGACTCGTTGTAAGTGCCATCGTTGTTGCATTTAGCTAATACAGTTACATTACCTTTAACAATTACATTATATTCTTCTTCGGGTCTCCAATTATTTTTACCAACTGGTATAGTTAATGCTGTGTCGGGTATTGTAATTTCATACTGTTTAGTTTCTTTGGCGCCTGTTAAAGTTCCTGATGGTTTATAAAATGTTTCTAAGTTTCCTGAGTTTTTAATATGATTATAACCTGCTAATGGTTTTGCATATCTTATATTTTGTATTGTATCGTCATATGATTTTTTGTAGTTTTTAGTTAGTAAGAAATTTTCAAATTCATACTCTGCACCCTTAGGTGTATCTTTATAACTTAATACATGATTAATTTCAGGATCAACAAATGTTCCTGTTCCAACTTTATATCCAAAAATCTTTTCACCGGCAAATCCTGTAGAGTATATATCTTCTAAAGGAATACCTTCACAGTTATAAAATTTGTATAATGGATACTGATTAATTTTTGTTTTTTGTTGACCTAATGTAATTGTATTATTTTTATAATAAACATCTGCATATCTCCAATCTGCGTAAGCAGGATTTGCTACAGAGTTAATTTGCATAACATCATTATCTGCTAAAGTTTTTATAGCAACAAAGTTCAAAGCTGTTTTTTGATAAACTTTAGTATCACTATTATCTATATAAACATATGTAGCATCAATTGGAAGAACAGATAAATCTTCTCCACTTACTACACCATAGTCAATTTTACCTACTTTATTTGCTACCAATGATTTTTCTGCATAGTTCCATAAATTTAATTCTTCATTGTATTCTATAATTGGTCTCTGTGCAATTCTATTTTCATTTAATATTTCAGTAAAATCATGTGTTGGAATTAACTCTTGTACTTTATTAATAGTAGCAAAGTTAACCCAGCTATTTGTTCTACTCCAAGCAGTTTGATATACATCTCCTCTATCTATAACAATATAATCTTTGTTTGGTGTTAGTGGAGCCTGGTGATCCCATTTTTCGTTATCTTCATCGTGTCCATCTAGTGAATTAATTAAAGCAAGTTCGTTAGCAGTTATACCTGCTACATTTGTTGCTGTCCATTTATTATTACTAAATGTAGCATCAACTAATTTTTTAAATGAAACATCTTTTGTTGATGCATCTACTTGTGTAATATAAATTGATTCTGTGTTTGTAGTTTGACCATTGTGAACCCAACCAGCAGTAAATCTTATTAAAGTATTTTCTTTAAACTGTGCAGGATTGCTATCCTCGTTTCCAAAAATAAATCCGTCAAACAAAGGAAGTCTATTTGTATCAGCATTATAAGCATCTACTAATGCTTGTGGCGATTGATTACTAGTAGCCCAATAACTGTTTGCAGTATTTGGAGAAACTCTTACAGGTTCACCAGTATCCCATACACCATAGTTTCTTTTTGATAGTTTACTATAACTATTGTAAACTTTAACTCCATTTGAGTCTTTATATAATTCTAATTTTGTTTCTGGATTATTTGCAGTTACTAGATAAGTTTTATCTTTTACAGTTGAATCCCAACCTGTTCCACTAAATTTTATAATCATGCCAACTTCTAGTACAAACGAATTATTATCGTCAGTTAGTTTATATGCTGGCACACGCAACATATCAATAAGAGGATCTTTGTTCGCTCCTGTATAAACACTTTCGTATACAGGCATTTCTTCAACCCATCTATAATTTTTAAAGTTTAAAAATTTGTCAACATTAATTGGAGGACTAAATGTAAATTTACTTGATGAATAAGACGCATTATAATTGTAAGCATTAAAGTTTTGATTTATTGCATATGTTATATCATCAAAAGAAATTTTGTTAGTTAAGTCTTGGTTATTATTATAAGATACTATAGCAGGTGCTAGTTGAGTTTTGTTTCTTATAGTAGCATCAACACTAGGAGTTATATATTTGTCTGTAGATACTGAATACTTTCCACTATTATTTCCTATGTATCCATTAACTTGTCCTAGCGGTCCTTTTGAAACCATTTGGTCAAGGGTACTATCTAACCAACTTTTATTAATGTCTGTTTGAAAAACATTAGGTAAAAAGTTACTAGTTTTAATTTTGTTTACCTTGTTTGGGCCTGCTTTCTTTTTAGACATTTATTATGTTCCTGCTCTAATGTTTTCATCTGTTATATTCTGAATAATGTCAATATCGTTAACACTTACGTCGGGAATAATAAGTTCGTCGCTGTTTGGTAAAAACTCAAACATATCACCAAATACACTACCTGAACCCTGTGGCACAATAACAAAACTACTTAACACACCTGCAAGTTTTTTATGCACGTATGCCGCTAATTCTGTAAAGTAAAATGTTTCTCCAAAATCCCAATTTGAAGAATCAAAAAATTCTTTAATAGACTCTACAGTCTTATTTTTTAAATCAGTGTCAGTTATATTTGATCCTATAAGTTTAATTACTCTGAATCTTGCTTTCAATGCATTTTCTGCATTTGCACCAAACAAACATTTGTATCTTATAGGTTTATAAACTATAGTATCACTCATAGCTTTCTTTTCACCACTTGACGCAAACATCTGTCCTAGTTCATAACTTGTTGGTGGTAAAGGCATATTTGGAATTGTACCTAATAGCCAATTTTTATATTCTGTATCATATGCTGTAGTTAAAGCAAATACATCAATAACGTTTGTAAAGCTAGGATCAACTACTTGGTTGTCAGAAGCAATATGCTCCCATTCAAAGTTCATATTTTCTTTACCTGTATAAAAAGTGTCGTCTACTGATATTTGCGTTGATCCTACTGTATCAAAAAATACTTCAGGATTATCTGGTCTACTATCTGCATTACCATCCACAAGTACTAATCTATAAGTGTTTAGTCCTAACTGATCGTATCCATATACATAAAATTTTCCTAGTTTAGCAATAGCATTATTTGAAACACCTAATGCTTGTATGCAATCTCTTTTTGATTTTTTAGTAAAAGAACTAATTTCCATTTCGTTTTGAATATTACCAAGGCGAACAGAATTACTAGTAAAGTTAAATCTTATAGTTCTTAAATGTATATCATATTGTTGATTATTATAATTAAAATATATTGACCAACTAGCATCTTCTAAATCAAAGTTATCAGGAAATTGTGTATTGGTACTAAATGTTTCAGGGCTAGTATCTACTTCCCAACTTTTATTTTTATAATTATATTTTATACTAAATGATCTTTTAGAATCAATATAAGCAATAATAATATTTCTTTCACTTGTGCTAAAGTTTCTTGACAATGCCGGATATATAATATCTAATGTACTATTAGATGGAATGTCAGTATCAAGAATAATTGATCCTATACCATCGTTTTGAACACCAGTTGGTTCACCTGCACTTGTTCCTGTACCTTCTATACCTAAACCATAATTGAATACATCTGTAACCTTTGCCCATTTGCTACCACTTGATGTTGTAAATTTAAGTAAAGCACCAGGGGTTATATATTGCATATATGAGTCTACTGTATCACCAACTCTAACAATATCATTATTAGTATCAGTTATGTATCCAGTCTTAACACCACTTACGGTTTGACTTGGACTTTGCCATACAAAAGAATCTGCAGTATAGTTATGTTGTGTTCTTAGTCCACTAAATGCACTTCTATATTTTGTATAGTATAAATTTATATATTCGTCATTGTTAATAATATCTTTTACATATTTGTTAAACAGTTGACTTGAATTATATGAACCACTAGTCGAAGATGTATGTAATCTTTCATCTTGATATAATCTAGCATCATCGCCTTGCAAGTATAAATTACTGTATTCACCTGTAGGATCAATAAATTTTGAATATCTGCTGTGTCCACTAAATGTTCTGTTTACACTTTTTACTTTTACTACTCCACCTGTGTTATTAGATAATATAGTATTGTAGTCTTGAGCAGTAATCATTCTGTCTTGACTTGCATAATTCTTAGGTGCATTTTCTCTTATACTATCTAGCGATTCACTTGATGTAGCATTTGTAATTGCTTGTTTTAATTGTAAAGTAAATACTGCATTATAAGTATTACCATCACGTCCTGTATAGTTTACATTAATTTTTTTGTTAGTTAAATCATCTGGACGTACCACATAAGATGAGTTCTCACTTGGTCTATACCAAACTCTAATTGTGCCTTTTGGGATATTACCAAAAGTTCTATCAGGAAATAAAATTGATATTTCATTGTTCTCTCTAGTCTTAACACTAAAGATATCTCTAATACCTGATGCTAAATTATTATAAACTATATTGCTATTAACATCTTTAACTTTAGTCCATTCTTTAATAAGGTTTCCGGTTGTACTTATATTTTGTACAAAGCAATCTGTGTTATTAATATTAGGGATAGTAATATCTAATACATTACTATCAATTGGATCTTCAATAGCAAAATCTTGATATGATAATTCACCTTGTTTTACTCCAAAGAAGAAACCTGTGTTAGCACTATTGATTCCTCTGCCGTCATTCTTAAAATACATTCCAATGTTAGAAACTGGATCTGGAGATTTTTCTTTGAATGTTAAATTAGTTTCATCATAATCACTGCTAATAATATTAAATGTTCTTGTAGAACCTGTTACTACACCTTCAACATCAAACTTAATTTGATTTGGTGTATTATTTAAATCGTAAAAATCTGTTCTAATATTATTAAGTACTACACTTTTATTTGGACTACCATATTGATTACTATTTTGTAAAGTTGAATTTACTATGGTAATAAAATCATCTAAGTTATTAACATCATTAGTAACTTCATATTTAATTTCTTTTCCACCTAAACTTGTTCCTGCACTACCAATAACTGCTTCGTTTGTTTTAACTGCAACAACTTTCATTTCACCATACGCAGGCACATTACGTCTTGGAGAGTATCCTAAAAATTCAGCTAATTTAAAAACTGATTCTTGTTTTTCTGCTGTTGTTAAAAAGTTATTTCTAGCATTAAGATCTACTCTGTATGCTAGGTTGTGTCCAAATTGAGCTACTACATCAAGTAGTGATACAAATTCAGCTGATTCAATCCAGTCATTATAATTTTCTGGATATGTGTTACGGACATAGTCAACCATTGCAGTTCTAATTGTATCATAATCAAATGCTTGAAAGTTAGCATTAACGTAAGATTCATAAACTACAGTATAGTCTTCTGCCGCAAATATTTTATTTTGTCTAGTTTTTTGTGCCATGTTAAATCTCTGCGTCCTGTTCCCTATCGAACTTAATTTGCAAATCTATTGCTGTTGTAGTAGGTAGGTATGTTAAATTTACATTAACTGTAACATAATGGTCATCTTGTACTACACGAACATTTGTATCGTTAACTGTAAAACGAGGATCGTAGTTTACTACAGCAAATACTTCATTGCGTATAGACTCAATAGTATCATCATCTAATGGTTCAAATACATAAAAAGGCAAGTCACAACCAAAAGTAGGGTCGGTCCACTTCTCTCCTTTACGTATATGAAAATGGTTTAACAGGTCACGTTTAGCTAGTTCAAGACCAGAAAGTCCCTTGCTAGTATAAGCCTGTTCAACTGTTGTATATCCTATAATCTCGCTCATACAACTATTTATGCGATTTATTCTGTTAGTAGTTTATGATTGTATAATTAGCTTGTAAAGCTATTGATTTAATTGATTTATTAGTGATCTCTTTCTACTTTCAGAAAGATTTGGCAAAAATCTACTAGTTTCTGCGTAGTATACATACTCAGCTTGAGCCTTTTGTTTATCCGTTAATTGAAATGTACTATACTCTTTTACCAGCTGTTGAATACCTTGTTCTTTAATTAAAGATCTATTTTTATATTGTCCATAGTCTGCTAAGATAATTATTTTTGATTCAGCTTGTCTTTGTGTTCTTTGAGATCCACCTAAAATTAATGCAGTAGCAACATAATCCCATTTCTTTTCTTCAATAAATTCGTATATACGAAATTTTCTATCTTCAGTACCAACTGATGTAATATCATTAGTAAACCAATATAAACTTAATAACCCATCGTATTGGCTTTGAGATAACGTATCAATTGGTAAGAGTTTTTTAAATCTTCTTTCTCTATCTTTAAAAAGTTCTATCCAAGAAGTATATGCTGAATCTTCAGTTACTCCATTACCTTCTATGTCATCTACTGTTGTACTTTTATAACCTATTTTTGTTATGCCATCAACAGTTTTTTGATATCCACTCCAACCCATAGTTCTAATAATATAGTTCATAACATTATCACTTGCTTCTAAGTCTTTTACAAATACTTCATCTCTAGCCGTGATTGTATCTATTATAGAAAATAAACTAAAGTCAATTAAAGTTTTATCATTAACAACGTTTCCAAAATTAAAAGTAGGCATTATGCTGTATTTCCTTTACCTGTAACAAATGTTTCTTGGTTATCAACACCCAACCATGGATGCTTCTCTGGAACTCTACTTGCAACACTAACTTTAACATTTTGGTTTTGAGTTTGATTTTGTATTGTTGTTTTTGTAGCTGGTGTAGGTTCTGGTCCATTCATATCTATTCTTGCACCTTTAATAATTTGGTTACCTGCTACAGTTAAATTATAATTTACGTCACTTTGTATATTTAAATCAACTGCACTATAGATATCAATACTTCCAACACTTGTTTCTAATTTTAAACCATCACCACCTGTGCTTTTTATATTAACACCCATTTCTGCCTGCATATTAATACTGCCTTTAGCATGAACGTTATAGTCGCCTTCTGTGTGAACACTTACTCCACCCTTGCTATAAACATCAACTCTACCTTGTTGATCCATTTCAATCCAAGCATCGCCATTCTGTGTTGTAACAAAAATAAAACCTTTAGTGTCTTCAAGTAATACTTGAGCACCACCATGTGTTCTTAATCTAATATTTTTACTATTACCTTTTTCGTCTCCATCGTCCATTGTAAAAGTATGTCCACCACGTGTTGTTATACCAAACACTTTACTTGGACTTTCTCTTCTAGCACTACTCTGACTATGTCCTCTTGTATAATCTAAACTTAATCCTTGTTCGTTTAATACTGCCTGAAACCATTCATTCATTGGTTTAGTATCTGCATCATTTTGATCATATGGGTTTTTTTCAACTGCTGGACCTAAACTCTTTTCTCCGTTAGCATAAATTTGTCCACTAGCATTTCCACCCATCATAGAGTTTCTATCTTTGGCTATAAGGCTTCCTACTACAATACCTTGTTCTAAACTACTTGTATATGCAACTAGTACATTTGTTCCTACTTCTGGTGGCTGTGGCCAAAATCCATAACTTACAGGAGCTTGTGCTTCTTTGGTTGCGTCATCGCCACTATCTTTAATTTGTGTATGCCCACCCATGGGTATTGATAGTAAACAAATTCTATCTGTGTCTTTGGAACCAAAATCTGATATTCTAACTTTAATCCTGCCAGTATATAACGAGTCACTGTTTTCTGTAACTTCACCTATGTATAGTCCACTTAAATTATTAATGTTAAGAGCAGTATTTGCTTTTACATCATTACTAACTTTAACTCCATCATGTTTATAACTCATATTATGTTCCTCCATCAAAGAATGTGCTGTTTACTGCTTTTTCTTTCATTGGTGTGCCTACATATTTGTTTTCACTTGTTGGTGCAGGTGCACTACCATCTGTTATTTGTATTAATTGATTCAATACTAATCCAGGATTAGTTAGTGGATCCTTAAATCCTATTAGATTTTGAGTAAACCTTCCACTTTGAAATCTACTTTCTATACTAGTTATCTTGTATACTCCAGTTGAAACTAAATCAACTGGGCCTCTAACTTGTTTTTCTAGTAAATCGTCTGGATTGGGATTATAATTTAATAATGTTATCATTAGAGAATCTGTTGACGGCAATGGTGATTTATCTGTTCCTTGTACATGAGCTCTAAATGTATTACCTTGCCAAAATGGATCTCCTTTTATTTCAATGTTAAAGTTAATCGCATCAGCACTTCTCATTGCTATAGCTCCAAGCCTTTGAGCATATAACGTATCACTATTATCGTTTTCGTTTTTTTGTTGCTCTTCAACACCTAATGGTTTGTCTACATATTGAACTAAATCAATATAGTCAGTCATTGGATTGTAATCAGTATCTTCTAAGTACTTGGTAGCTTTAGTTGGGTTTGAACTGGTGTATTGTTGTCTACCTTCTGAATGATATACTCCATCTAATGGAATTCTTGATGTAACATATAATTGTTCTATGTCAAGACTATAGTTTAGTACCTCGGTATTCATTCCTGAATACAAGTAACTATACGATTTACATATAGATAAGTTTTTTAATCTTTGTTTTTGAAATGCTTGGTTCTGTAATCTTTCTATATCTTTCTTTTTATTCATACTTGCACCAGTGCTATCTGTGTATATACCAATTTTAAATGTAATTTTTTTATGTTCAAGTTGGCCTGTTTTTTCATCTCTTATTCCAAATTTTATATCTAGGTCAACAATTATACTAAGAGTTATTCCTGTTTCTTCATTAACTTTTTTAACGTATGCGGCCCAGGCTGGACAGTTACGTTCAATTTGTCTTTTAATTTCTGGACCTAATGCAGTTGATGCATTAATTGATGCTTCTCTCACATCTGCATCGTCCATAGCATTGGCCATACCAGCGCCTTTGTCTGCGTTAGCTGTTGAACCCCACGCTTTTAATTTTAAACTAAAGTCTCCAATTTGTTCTCCTGATTTAGTGTCTTGAGCTAATATACCAGATATGTCACTAGTTTTATCAAAAAGAATTTCAATTTCTTTTGGCGGTTTAACTCCGTTCTTAACTTCATTAGGATGTAACTTATTAAGTTCAGCTTTATTAAATGCTGTCACTAAACCTTCAGCAAATGCTTGAACTGTATTTACTTTAGGTATAAGCAAATCAACGGTTGTAATTGATTCTACCTGTGCTTGTTTAATCATACTAAATGCAATAATATTGTATCTAGTTCCTTCTGGTCCTGTTTGACTTCTTACTTGATTTATTTTTATAGGATAGAAAAATGCATTAGGATATTTTACACTACCACCTGTTTCAAAATCTCTGCCTAAGAATTCTAATTTTAATACATAATGTTGTGATGGTAAGCTATATGGATTTCCTAGAGACTTTCCAACTTTTAAAATTCTATCTAAAAAAGTAAATCCCAATGGCTCCATAAGATCAAATTGTATAACACCTGGAGTAGTATTACCATGTTCCATTCCTGGTACCACTCTTTGTATCATAGCAAAGTTATCCATTGCAAACTCAGTAGTAACACCTGTCTGTGCTATTATCTTTGCATTGTTATTGTTAATAGCCGCTGTATCTGATCCTTCTAATAAACTTGGATCATTAAATATTTTACTATTAGTAATATAAAAAGTCCATCTGTATGTAGGACTATCAACTGTACTTAACCAGTTTTCTGTTGATAAGTTAAATAAGTTTTTTTGCTTTGCTCTAGCACCAGCTTTTAATGCTTTCTTTTTCAGTGCCGCATCTTCAGCTTTGGCTACTTCTGCATCTTTAATAATTTTATCTTTGTATACAAGTGTTTCGCCATCGGTTTCTAACTTGGCAAAATCAACGTCTTTTGGATCTTTTCCGTTTGCCATTGCTACACCGCTGTCAATCATTTGATCAGTGAACTTATTATTTCTACCTTCCACTTCTGTCATTGACTTTAGTAACTTTTTTGTAAGAGCTGGATTTGATTCTAGATTACCTAAATCAGCATCTGGATCAACTCCAAGGTCTTTAGCAACTTTGTCTACATATGCTGGTGTATTGTTCCCGTCACCTGGAGGTGCCCATCGTGTTATAAGATCTCTAACACTTTTATTATTATATTTTGTATTTGATGTGTATAAATTTTTAGCCGCGGCTCTATAACCATATTCGGGTTTTGAAAAGACTTCAAAGCCTTTGTTATTGCCAACCTTGCCTAACCAATCAGCATCGCTTTTTCTGATGTTAAGCGGATTAAAATTTTTATAATTTAAGTCCATTACGAGAACCTTACTGGAACTTTTATTGTGATACCTTCTTTAAAATCTATAATAGGGTCTTTTAGTTTATCTTGATTAAACAACGAAAACACCCACCATAACTTTGCATTGCCATATAATTCATGTGCTAACAAGTCTGGTTTATTTTGATGTTTTAGTTCTAGTTTAATACTTTTTGTAGAAGTGCTATCAATATCAATAGAATCAATATTTAAATGATCTAAATATTTTTCACCTACTACTTCTGTATTTCTATATAAACTATCTGATGAGTAAGTAGCCATTAAATGAATCCTCCTTTATTTCCACCTTTCAAAAGATGTCCGCCTGAGTAAGTTTGAATATTAAATTCTTTTTTAATATTAGCTGGAGGAAGTTGCGGAACTAAATCTATTGAAGCTAATAATAATGTTGGAACTGTAGTACTTTGATCATTTCCAATATCTACATCAACATAGTCACTGTCTTCAACTAGTGTGTAGTTAAAGTTTCTCATTATTACTGGCACATAACTTGCATGAACAATTCCATATGCACTAAATTTTAAAATAGGTGGTGGTGTTCCAGCCGTCTCTGATCGTTGTTCACCAAAATCACCTTTGGTGCAAGATTTAAAAAAATGTATTGCCGCCGCAGTATATTTTGCTTCTTCTATAGTGTTTGAAGAAAACAATGCAGTAACGTTGATAGTAGGGTTAGCAGTATTCATATAATAATTTTGTTGGTATTGAGATCCTTGTACTTCGTAGGCTCCGTAGTTAGCATTATGTGAAAACTGAATAGTAGGAGTGTAAGGAAATAAAACCCCACCTATTTCGTTTAATGGTTTTAATATGCCAAAATTCATACTAAAAGGTTTACCCTTTTGTTTCATTACTAATTTTACTTTATTTTTAACAGTCATTATTTTAGTCTATTCTCAATAAAAGCAAATATGTTCTCATCAAATTTTCCAAAGAACTGATTGAACGCTTTTACTTTTTCTTGTTTATCAACTTCACTTGCCATAACTTTTCTAAAGTCACTTGCACTCATTCCACCTTGCATAATTGGAGCGACATATACATATCCTCGTTCATTTGCAGTAGGAACTAATTCGTTCATATCTTTTGGTAAGTCGTGTAAGAAACCTTTTCCAGTTTCTAACCTTGCCGCGTCTTTTTGTCCATATACAAGAATAGTAGCAGTATTGCTAGGGTCTTTGCCTACTGCTGACAAGTCTGGTCTATATGGATTTGTCTTAACAATCTTGTCTGCTGGTATGCCAAACATCTTACTCATTATAGAAGACTTTTCATCAAATGTAAAAGGATCTTCTCCATAATTACCGCCTGCATGGGCTTTTTGAGCTTTTTGACTGAAAGTAGTAGCGATAAATACGTTATCGGCACCAAACTTACTTACTAGATGTTTGTAGACATCACGATGTCCTTGGTGCATAGGTTGGAACCTTCCACCATAGAAAACAGCTATATTGTCAACACTTTCTTTTAATATTTCGTTAATTAGCATATTACGACTCTCCGTTACTACTATTTATCAAATTAAAAAACCGGTTGACTTTGGGTAGGGATTCAACTATAATAAGCATATCAAAAGATAGAATTAAGAAATTCTAATATCCGGAAAGATTTAAATGAACAGACCTAAGAGACAGTTTTATTTGACTAATAAGGACTTGTTAAGAGAGATCCACAAAAGTAAGATGTCTTATTGTTGGACTAAAACGGATGAGTTCTCTCATTTTGACATTATTGTTGAAGACATCAAAGATCTTAAAAAACGAACAGTATTAGCAGAAGCAAAACAAAACAGAGCAACACGATTACAAAAACAAGCACACGAAGCTGAAGTAATTAGATGGGAGCAAGGGTTAACTGGTAAAAAAACTAAACCAAGAGTAGCCGACTTTGCAGTTGATGTTAAGAGTATAAAAGATTCTGATGTTGTAGTAAGAGTAATGACATTTGAACACGTACCTTTAGAAAATAGAAAAAACAAACCAAAAACAGAAGCAGACCTTCACGCAAAATGTAACTTCCCACCATTTAAGCATTATGCTAAAGATGATGATAAAAAATGGCAAGAAGTAGGAAGATCACATTGGGAAGGTGGAGTAGATAATGGACACTTTAATGTAGGCCATGGAAAGACTAGTGACAATTTAGCTCGTATGTATATCAAGTTATGTGAACGATATAGTATGCGTGGTAACTGGCGTGGTTATACATATGTAGATGAGATGCGAGGACAAGCACTATTACAACTTGCACAAATTGGATTACAATTTAATGAACTTAAAAGTAATAATCCATTTGCATATTATACAGCCGCAATTAATAATAGCTTTACTAGAGTTCTTAATTTAGAAAAAAGAAGTCAAAATATTAGAGATGATTTATTAGAAGAAGAAGGCTTAAACCCTAGTCATACTAGAACTTTTAATGCACAATGGGAAGCTGATCAAGAACGAAGAGAAAAAGAAAAAAACAAACCAATTATACCAAGTCCATTATCAAAATAGGAGACTAAATGATTACAGTAGTATACGGTAGTTATAACGGTACCCAAGATAGCATAGCTTGGTGGTTATGTAATTCTACAACTAAGAACATTGGTCCACAAGTATATGAGTTTTTACCAGACACTTATAAATGGACTGGTCAAGCTGGTCATCGTAGTGGTATGATTTTAGACAGAATTAGACACGAAGAGTATACTGACTGTCATAGACTTATGGAAAATATACGTGGTGACATTATTGCACCAATGCGTAAGTTTGAAAAAGATTATGATATGTTATTGTGGAGTAATTTCTTTGGTAACTTAAAACATCAAGATCAAAAAATAGAATGTGATAAACTTATTATATGTGATCAAGATACTTACGAAGATGCTCTTCATTATGTAACTACTCATGCCTTTGGAAATTTAGACAAAGACGCCATTGATGAGCATAGTGAACTATGGTGGACTGATCACAAATTAGTAAATGACAAGGTAACAGATAATTGGAAAAAAGTATGGTATGACACATACCATCAAAAGATGCATGATGAATTTGATAAAGGTAATCTATTGTATATGTGGCAATTAAATTATATGCATTGGGATGTTAATAGTTTAATTGAAGGTAAAGATATAAAACCAACACTTGAACCTGCAGACAACTTAAAAAGATTATTATTTGAAAAATTACTTGATAACAAATATGGAATTAGAACACATAGCACATTATGGAATAACCCAGGTGCATTATACATACGTGACCCACATTGGTTTAATGATGCTGATAAGATATTAAAATTTTTAGAAATTGAGAGATGCAGTAAACTCACTGAATCACTTGACAAATATAAACATGAGTATATAATAAGACGTGACTGGTTTGATTCATTAGTTAAGAAAACCTTTGCCTAGGAGAATGAATGTTTTTTGATAAAGCAATGATATTTACCGATATCCATTTCGGTATGAAAAATAACAGTAGACATCACAACCAAGACTGTGAAGATTTTATTGTATGGATGATAGATGAAGCTAAGAAACGAGGCATAACAAAATGTTTCTTCTTAGGTGACTGGCATCATAACAGAGCAAGTATTAACGTTAGTACGTTAAATTACACAACAAGTAACCTACGTAGACTCAATGAAAATTTTGAACAAGTAATAATGATTACTGGTAATCACGATTTGTATTACAGAGAGAAACGTGAAATTCATAGTTTGTCTATGATTGAAGATTATAAAAATATAACTATGATTAATGACAAACCTTTAGTTGAAGGTGATGTAGCATTTATTCCGTGGTTATGCGAAGACGAATGGAAGAATCTTAGAAAAATTAAATGTAAATATATGTTTGGTCATTTTGAACTACCAAGGTTCCTTATGAATGCATTAGTTGAAATGCCAGACACAGGTGGATTATCTGTAGACGATTTAGCTGGTCCTGAATTAGTATTCAGTGGACACTTTCATAAAAGACAGCAACAAAAGAATGTAATCTATCCTGGTAACTGTTTCCCACACAATTATGCAGATGCTTGGGATGACGATAGAGGAGCAATGGTATTGGACTGGAATGGTGACATTGAATACTTACAATGGCCAGATGCACCAAAGTATAGAACACTATCATTGAGTAAACTTATTGATGATCCAGACAAGTATCTATCAGATAAAACATACTGTAGAGTAACATTAGACGTTGGTATTACATATGAAGAAGCAAACTTTATTAAAGAAACATTTGCTAAACAATATAATTTAAGAGAGATAGCTCTTATGCCAAGTAAAAAAGAAGAACACACTAATGATTGGAACAAGGGTGTAGATATACAAGTAGAGAATGTTGACCAAATTGTTTTAAACCAATTAGATTCAGTACAAAGCGATACAATCAAAAAAGAATTATTAGTAGACATATACAGAGGACTTGAACGATAATATGTTAAAAATTAAAAACATCACCGTAAAGAATTTTATGAGTGTGGGCAATGTCACACAGGCTGTTCATTTTGATAAACACGGCCTTACACTTGTGTTGGGTAACAACATTGATTTAGGTGGAGATGGTTCACGTAATGGTACAGGTAAAACAACTATTATTAACGCATTAAGTTATGCGTTATACGGAAACGCACTTTATAATATTAAAAAAGATAATCTAGTTAATAAAACTAATAACAAAGCAATGATGGTTACTTGTGACTTTGAAAAAGATGGACTAGCATATAGAATTGAAAGAGGTCGTAAGCCGAACACATTTAGATATTTAATTAATAATCACGATACTACTGAAGGCATCACTGATGAAATGCAAGGCGAAGGTAGACAAAGTCAAGCAGTAATTGAACAAACATTAGGTATGACTCATACTATGTTTAAACATATTGTTGCACTTAACACATACACAGATCCTTTTTTAAGTATGAGAGCTAACGATCAACGTGAGATGATTGAACAACTACTTGGTATTACAAAATTAAGTGAAAAAGCTGATATACTAAAAGAACTTTCAAAAAATACCAAAGATAAGATTACAGAAGAAACTTATAAAATAAAAGGTATTGAAGATGCTAACGAAAGAATTAATAGCAGTATCAAAGATTTAGAACGTAGACAAACACAATGGACACTAAAACGTGATCAACGTTTAACAGAGTCTAAACAAGAAATACAAGTGTTGGAACATATTAATATTGATAATGAATTACAAGCACACGATGAATTTGCAAAGTTTACAGAAAAAAGAAATCAAATAGATACATTAAATTCTGAAATTGCAAAACTTACAACACACATTGAACGTGAAACAAAACGTAGAGACAAAGCACAACAAGATTTAGATCATGCAAAAGATCATAAGTGTTATGCTTGTGGTCAAGAAATACATGATGAACAACATGATAAAATTGTTACAAGTAAAACTGAAGCAGTAAACGAATGTCAAGAGATCATAGACGAAGATGAAAATTTATTAAAAGATTATAGAATAGGATTAGAAGAAATTGGTGAATTGGGTGATGCTCCTAGAACAGAGTACAACACATTAAATGAAGCCTATGAACATCAAAACAAAATAAATCAACTAAAGTATGATTTAACAAATGCTGAAAACGAAGCTAATCCATATGCAGAACAAATTGATTCTTTACAGGCTACAGGATTACAAGAAGTAGATTGGGCAGAAGTAAATAGATTAACAGAATTAAAAGAACATCAAGATTTTTTAATGAAACTACTTACAAACAAAGATAGTTTTATACGTAAAAAGATTATTGAACAAAACTTGCAGTTCTTAAATACAAGGCTTGAATATTATATTACAAGACTTGGACTACCACATGAAGTACAATTTCAAAGTGACTTAACAGTTACAATTACGCAACTAGGTCAAGACTTAGACTTTGATAATCTAAGTAGAGGTGAACGTAATAGACTTATACTTGGATTAAGCTGGAGTTTTAGAGATGTATTTGAAAGTATGAATCATCCTATTAACTTATTGTGTATTGACGAACTTGTTGATAGTGGTATGGATACTATTGGAGTAGAGAGTGCATTAGGCATTCTTAAAAAGATGGAAAGAGACAGAGGCAAGAACGTAATATTAATTTCTCACAGAGATGAGTTAGTAGGTAGAGTAGGAAGTGTACTACAGGTTGTAAAAGAAAATGGGTTTACAACATTCAATACTGAAATAGAAGTAATTGACGCATAATGATAGACTGGACTTACAAAGGTGAAGTGGTTACAGAAATTCCAACAGGCGTTGAGGGATTTGTATATCTAATTACAAATACTACAAATAATAAAAAGTATATAGGTAAGAAGTTAGCAAAGTTTAAAACAACTAAACCACCACTTAAAGGTAGAAAAAACAAAAGACGTGGAACAAAAGAAAGTGATTGGAGAGACTATTGGGGTTCTTCAGATCATTTAAATGCTGATGTTTTAAAGCTAGGTGAAGATAAGTTTACCAAGGAAATATTGCATTATTGCCCTAGTAGAGGCGTATTAAGCTATATGGAAGCAAAAGAACAGTTTGATCGCAAGGTACTAGAAACAGACGATTACTATAATGGAATCATTAATGTTAGAGTAGGAAGTTCAAAAATTCTTACAGAACATCTGAAAAAAGGTTGACAACGTTATCAATCTTTGTTATATTATTGAAAATTGGGGTTTTAAGTGCATAAACAGCAAATAATTAAAACATCATATAATTACAAATAACAATCCCAATAAAAAAGCAAAACAGACTTAAAGTCAGACAATTACCGGCACACAACTCAATACTAATATAGGCACCAAGGCTCCGTTTGGTCGGCGTACGTCGACTCACCTTGAGGTCATGTTTCACATGATCGGATACTGGTGTTGCCAAAAAACGTCAATGCACTGATTTGACAAATCAAAAAGATCAAGCTCTCCTGACACTTGGAACTTGAGGATAGTCCGAAGTTGATAATATAGCAACGGATGTTTCTGCGTTAGTAAAGCAGTATGTAATAAGGGTACAGCGTAACCGCCCTTCCTAGGTGCTAATCTAGGTTTACTATATTATTGTGTGTGTGCTTCTCGGTGAAGACCATTATTTACACTTGGCCTGCGGAAGGCGAAGTGTGAATAAAACATCTGGTGAAGTAGCAAGTATTCTACTAACATAAATACTATTACAAATTTTTGCTTTTCTAGACAGCGATAGCTAATACATCGAGTTTGACGTAGTCAAACGAAGATGGTGATGTCGTAGACATCAATTACCTGACAAGCAATGAAAGACATAATGAACTTCGACGACTTTATTACTAAATTCTTACAATGGACTGAAGATACGATAGAAAAGCCTCGTTCTGACTTAGACGCCCAACCTATATGTCCATTTGCACGTAAGGCTAGATTGCAAAAGAAAATCCAGTTCTTGGATGCACGTAACTCTCTAGATGAAATAAAAACATTTGACCAAGAAAAATTTGAGATTGGTATTGCCTGGTTAGGTGATATAGATGATATTGGTCCTGTAGAAAAATTTTGCGAAGATCATATGAAAGCCAATCCTGAACTATTACTTTTTACAAGTACACGTGATAGTGGACATTTTGCAAAAAACTTTACGGATTGTGTATTTGTTCAATTACGAGGTGATATACTTAAGAAACGTAAGTATCTAAAAACTACTAACTATTATGAGAATTGGCCTGCAGAGTATTATAAACTAATTACCGGCGACCAGAAGCCTGTTTAGATTGCTTGTTCAACTCTTCAATCCTACTATTCATTCTTTCAACTAACAATGCTATACTGTTTACGGGCATAGTCATTATGTCTTGATAACTGAAAGAACCTTCAGATCGAATCACTATGTCAATATAATTTGACTCAGTCTTTTCGTGATCTTTATTATAACGTTCAACTATTTTAATGATTTCTTCGGGCTGACGAGAAGCTATCAACCCACGAAAAAATTTGCTACATCCAAGTCTACACCAGTTTTCCATTCATGTTGACATTCTTGACACTTTGCGTTAAACGCAGTTTCAAGACCTGATTCGCTGAGTTCTTCAACTTTAGCTTTTACTTTGTCATAATCACTTTTGGTTATAGTTTGTAACCACTCTTTGATCATTTCTTTGTCAACTATTGTATCGCCGTTTGCATTAACACTACTAATACTATTAGTAATCAATGCTACTGTAAGTTCTGCAATTTCTACAAATGTTTTACCAAATAACTCTTGTCTGCCGGCATCATCTAATTTTGCGTCAGCTAAACTAGCAATCATTTTTTGCTGTTTAATTTGTTGTACTTGCAAAGTAGTTCTATCTTGTAACGTATATGGGTTACAAGTAACCTTAATATCATCTTGTATAACAACTTCTTGATCTGATGTTGTTGATTTTGTATTAGATAACATTGCACTTGCATTGAGTGTTAGTTGGTTTTGGTGTTCGCATTTTGGACATTTAACATCTATATCAATGTCCTTACCGAAACTTGCTTGTCTAATTCCAACCAGTATTACTAATAAATCACTGACCGGCATATTATTTGGATCTTTAATATCCGGACAACAACTTTTAATTAGACTTACTGTGGCTTCTCCGTTAAACAGAGCATCCGGTGTCTTGGTTATAAGTTCATCCCTTGCTGTCATTGCATATACTGCTAGTTCGTTATCTGCTGATAATGTTGGTTTATCTTTATAGAATCTACCACCACTTGGCAAACTTACGTACATATTTGGTTTTCTATATGCTTGAATTAATGGGTTTGTCATTAGTTTCTCCAATTTATACATTATAGTATACTTTAATGAATACCATAAATACTGTATATTACAAGTGTATTTATACGAATTAAAACACCAGAAAACGAGCTATGCAAGAATATTTTGATAACCTAGTAAAAAACTATCCTTGGGCAACTGAAGAAGCCTTAGATATGTTAAATTCGGAATTAACCGAAGGCAATATGACAATCGCTAAAGTAGCGGCAATAATAGGTGATGGCTCAAAAGCAATACAAGTATCTAAAGCAAAAGATAAATCAAAAACAGCAGAAGAAAAAGCAAAAGAAAACCAAGATAAAATTGATGGAATAATTAAAGATACAGGCGGCACTATTAAAGGACTTATGGCAAATGCTCAACCAGCAAATGCTATTGCAGAATTATCACATGAAGTAGCCAAGATAGCATATAACACTGGTGCAACAATTGGTAACTTTATGGGACCAGCAGTAGGAAAATTTGGTAAAGTGTTAAGAGGTGCAACTACCGCAGGTGGTAAAGCAATAGTAGCAACAACTGGTATTGGTGTAGTTTATGCAAAACTCTTAACTGAACAAGACAAGTATGCAAGGCAATTAATTAATTATGGTTCAGTAGTATCAGATATAGATATGTATACAACATTAAGATCTTCTATTAGAAATTTAGGAATGGGATTTAAAAAATATGCAGACGTAACAGAATCAGCCTTGCCGTTTATTACAGCATCAGAAGGTGACGTATTCAAAGGGCAGGTAATATTAGCAGAGTTCTTAGAAGATGTATCTACTAACGAAAAATTCTCTGACTTTGGTATGACAATACAACAACAGACACAATTTCTAGCACAAGAAGCAGAAACACTTTATCAATTAGGAGAACTTGATAACATGAAATCTAAAAGTCAAGATATACTAATTAATTCATTTGAAAAAGCAAACAAATTAGGATTGTTTTTAGCAGACAGTTTAGGACAATCACGAATGGAAACACTAAGACAAAGAGAAGAAGCACGTACTACAGTAGACTTTCAAACAGCTATACTACAGAATGCTCAATATTTAAACGAAACACTAGGTGCTAATGCTATAAAAAATATTACGGCGGCAAAAGGTTATTTTGCTCCATTAATGAATGCAACAATGGGTGAAGAGTTTAAAGAAGCATTTGGTAAAGCAGTAGAAGGTACAGTAGGTGATATACAATACGACCAATCAGCAATTAACAATATTCCACAAGATTTCTTAGATAAACTACAGGCAGTAGGACCAGGGGTTGCACAGATGTTTGTAAAAATGGTAGAAGATACATCCACAGGAAAGATTACATCAGAAGCAGAGGCAGTAGCAAGACAACGTGAATTTGTTAAATTAATAAAAAAACAATTACCAAAATTATCAGCAAACAGTGAAATTCTTACTTGGGCTAATACAGTAATTGCCGGAGCGACTATAGTTCCAGATAGTTTTACAATGGCAGATTTAGATAAATTAACATCTCCTACTTTTTATAAAGAACAAACAGAACAAGCAGATTCTACAATTGATGCAATAGATAACTTTTCTGTTACATTTCAAAATATACAAGAAATGTTAACACCGGGTTTTGCTACAATTGGTAACTCAGCAGAATTCTTAACAAAGAATATGTTAAGATTTGGTAACGCAGTAAGTGGGTTCTTTGGCGGTAGTGATAGGTTTAATGAAATTTATAATGAACAAACAGATAGAGTTTTAAACGAAACCCTTGCAAAAGTAAACGAAAAAAATATAGATTCTTCATTAACTATTGCAAAACAAAATATTGATAGTTTTGAAAAAGAAAAAACTATGATGAACGAAATGTTAGAAGAGGCAGAAAATGAACTTGAAGATGGAGCAGATAAGACACTTCAAGTAAATAATATAATGCAAAAGATAGAAACGTTAGATAAATCAATAGAAATATATGCAAGGTATCTAAAAGAATTAGAAGATAAAAAGAAAACATTTGTGTTTAGAGAAGCAGAGGCAAAACGTTAATGGCAAAGACAACTAACATACTATTACCAGATGGAAGTACGATACAAGTACCTGCATGGGCTACAGAAACCACATTGGTTGGAATGGCTCAACAAATGCAACGTACAAACGTATTGACTAGCGAAATGTTAAACGGTGTTAAAGAGATGTCAGACATGGACGATGAAGTAATTGAAGCTATAAACAATACTATTAATGCAGTAAAAACAAACGCAGAAACAGATTTAAATCAATCAAAAGAAAGTAAACGAGGATTAGTAGGTGCAGTAAAAGCAGTAAACAATACAGCAACATTCTTTGGAGATGCAGAAAAACCAATGAGTAGTATGGTTGGTGCATTAAAAACGTTATCAAAAAATATGGATGGTCCTAATGGAAAAGGTGGATTAGCCAAACTAACCAAGGCTTTGAAACTAGAAGGATTTATGAAAAGATGGGGCGGAGCAATGGATGTTGCGGCTGATGTTGCACTAGCCTGGGCAGGTTGGAATGCGGCCAAGTTTGAACAGTTTGCAGAAGTACAACAAAAAATGATAGACAGTGGTTCTATATTTTATGATAGTGCAGGTGAGTTTGATAAACTGTATGAACAAAGTTTTAGATCAGGTGTAACCTATAATGCGTTTGCAGATACAATATCTAATTATGGATCAACAATGACAGCATTAGGCGGAAACGTTTCAAAAGGTAGTAAAAAGTTTATAGGAATGTTTAAACAGTTAAGTGAAGTTACAGATGACATGGGTGACTTGGGTATGCAGAATACTGAGTTAATGAATCAATATGCGGCCTACTTAGAAATGGCACGTATAACAGGACAAATAGATTCAAGGTCCATGGAAGAACAAGGTAGAGAACTTGGAAACTCGTTTGCTAACCTTGTAGTTGAATCAACTGCTCTAGCTAGTCTAACAAAATTAAATAGAAACCAAGCACTAGCGGCACAAGTATCAGCATTAAGTGATGTAAGATTAGCGGCCGGTACTAGTATATTAAGAGGACAGGGTTTAGAAGACCAAGCTATATCAGTAGAAAATATTCAAAAACAACTTGCATTAATTATAGAAGGAGCTGAAGGTCCAGGAAAACAAGCATTTGAAAATCTAGGAGAAGCAATTAATATAGCAACAATGTCATATTCAAGAGACATTGGAAACTTTACATTAGAAGGATTCTTAGATCAAGGGACTCTAGCAACATTACAAACAGTGGCTCCAGGATTAACAGATGCAATAGCAATGAAAGTTAGAGAAGGAACACTAACAGGTGAAGGTGTAAACAATTTCTTAATGAATGAAATAAGCAAAATTGATACCACAAAACAATTTTCAGCATCAGCAGAAGGATATGGTAAAGAAATTCAAGGTATTCAGTCAACTGTACTTTTATTTAATAAAGACTTTAAAGCAGTAATTGGTAAAAACCAAGAAGAAATTAAAAAACTTAATGAAGAAACAAAGAAAAAATTAGAAGCGGCAGGTACTACAGTAGAAGCAATGAACGATGCGGCTAAAATGTTTTTAACTGCTCAAGAAGCAATTACATTACCAATTAATAAATTAAGTGCTGGCGTCGAATCAGTATCACAATGGTTTGAAGAAAATTCAACAATGATAAAGAATGCCTCTTCAAAGTTCTTTGGACAAACTGCTGAAGATTTAGAAAATGCCGACAAAAATTCTGACAAGGATAGTACTCCTAACAGTAGCGACAGTGATGCAGTTAGTAGTGCTCCTGGTAATGGAATGTTACCAGAGAGTTATTATGGTCATCATCTGGAAGGGCAAAGTCATGCAGTAGTTAAACCAATAGACATGATACCTGTTGCCAATAGGTCGAAAAGCGATCTAAAAAATGATTTGACAAAGTATGCAGATCATGTTAAACTATTAGAAAATAGTGTTGTTGCTAATAAAGAACTTCAAATAAAACGATACAAAGAGCATATTGAACTAATTAAAGCAGAAATAGATGCTAAAGAAAAGATAGAAATGAACAATATTAGGAATTCTAGAAGGTTCTAAGTCTAATAGCATAAATACTGCAAAGGAAATAAATTATGAGCTGGAAAAAGCATTTTACAAGATATAACGTAGGTGGTAGTACATCTGCAGGAAACACAAAAACTAATCGTTGGCAGAGTTGGCTACCTGAAGTATACAGTGGTCAGCCAAATCGTATTGAGCGATATACACAGTATGATCAAATGGATCAAGACAGTGAAATTAATGCGGCATTAGATACTATTGCAGAATTTAGTACACAGACAGATGCAGAATCAAAACTTCCTTTTAAAATTGAGTATAAAACAGAGCCAACAGATTCAGAAGTAAATGCTATTGAAACTACATTAAAACAATGGATTAGAATAAATGATTTTGAACGTAGAATGTTTACTATGTTTAGATCGTGTATAAAATATGGTGATCAATTTTTTATTAGAGATCCAGAAACTTACAAACTTATTTGGGTACAACCAGGTGATGTTGCAAAGTCTATCGTTAACGAAAGTGAAGGTAGAAAAATTGATCAATATATTGTAAAAAACATTGCTCTAAATTTACAAGACCTTGTAGCTACAGATACTAAAAAACATACAGACTCAACTACTATTAATCCTACAACAGGTTATAGTGTAGGTAAAGGTAATGCAGGAATTGTAACTGCAAATAACTCATCAAGTATGAGTTCAGAGTTTGCAGTAGATTCAAAACATATGGTTCATGTTAGTTTAAGTGATGGCATGAATAATAACTGGCCATTTGGTAACAGTATATTAGAAGCAGTATTTAAAGTATACAAACAAAAAGAATTATTAGAAGATAGTATTATTATCTATCGTGTACAAAGAGCACCAGAAAGACGTGTGTTCTATATTGACGTAGGTAATATGCCAGCACACAAAGCTATGGGCTTTGTAGAAAGAGTTAAAAACGAAGTACACCAAACACGTATTCCAAATATGAGTGGTGGTGGTACTAAGGTTGTTGATGCGGCCTATAATCCGTTATCAATTATGGAAGATTATTTCTTTGCACAAACAGCAGAAGGAAGAGGAAGTAAAGTTGAAGTTTTACCAGGTGGTGAAAACTTAGGTGAAATAGATGACTTAAAATATTTTAACAATAAACTAATGCGTGGTTTACGTGTTCCAACTTCTTATCTACCAACAGGTAGTGAAGATGGTATCGCGGCATTTAATGACGGACGAGTTGGTACTGCAATGATTCAAGAATTTAGATTTGCAAAATATTGTGAAAGATTACAAGCAACTTTACAAAACTCTTTAGATAGAGAATTTAAATTATTTTGTAAACACAGAGGACTAGACGTTAGTGCTAGTTTATTTGATTTAAACTTTGTAGAACCACAAAGCTTCTCACAATATAGAACTATTGAGATTGATGCACAACGAGCTCAACTATTTGGACAACTTGAAGGTGTTCCATATCTATCAAGAAGATTCTTATTAGATAGATATCTAGGATTAACTGAAGAAGAAAGAGTAGCTAACGAAAGATTGTGGAAAGAAGAAAACCAAGCAGGCAATCAGCCTACTAGTAGTGCAACAGGTGATCTAGGAGGATTAGGTATTAGGAACAGTGATGTTGAAAGTTTTGAACCAACTGATGTAGATGCAGAAAATGCAGAACCAGGAGATGATGCTGGTGCAGATGTTGACACACCTGATTTAAATGATGATGGAATAGGAACTGGCGATGAGATTTAATGAATTAGCTCAGAATGCAGAAGATGATAAGTCTAACCAATGGGATCTAGATGATACACGTAGACCTAAACTAACACTTAGACATCTTAATAAAATGAGAAACAGAAGAGAATTAGCACGTGCAGAACATAAAGATAAACTAGAAGATGTTCAGTTACAATATGGTGCGGCCCCTAAAGAATAGCTATTATATAGTCCGTTAATAGCACAAATACAACAGATTTAACTATTTAAACTGACTGCGGTTTCAAAACCGCGGTTTTTTACGTATTATATATCGGTTTTAGGCAAGAAGTCTTAAATATGTATGTAATAACCTCGATAAAGGAGAAAATGCTATGAGTACTCGCGAACGTTATATTAAAGTAATCGAATCACTAGTAAATGGTGAAGAGGCTAAAGCCGCTGACCAATTACATGAAGCATTCGTAGAAAAAGCTCGTGAAATCTGGAATGACCTAGTCGAACAAGACGAAATCATTGAAGATGAGGTTGCTGAAGAAGAAACAGTTGATGAAGGTTTAGGCGGAGACAAAGCTGATGACTTTATCGATGACATCGAAGAAGATGATGACGAAATTGAAGCTGAAGAAATGTATGGCGAAGATAAAGGTGAAGAATCACCTGATATGTCAGAACCAGAAGCTGAAATGGAATTATCAGATGAAGAGCCAAAAGACGGCGACGATGTAGACTTCGACGGTGACGGTGAAACAGACGATCACGAAGCCGATCATGAAGAAATCCAAGATAAGTTAGTAAACGTAGAAGACGCACTAGCGGATCTTAAAACAGAATTTGCCAAAATTATGGGAGATTCAGAAGACGAAGCGCCAGCTGAAGATATGCCAGAAATGCCAGAAATGGAAGCTGTAGCAGAACCAACTTTAGAAGCTAAAGCAGATGATGCTGAAGAAGATAAAGTAGAAGAAGCTAAAGATGACGCTGAAGCAGAAGAAAACCTAGAAGAAGCGGCTGAACTTAAAAAAGTAGGCAAAGACGGTATGCACCCTAAAGATATGCCAGCAGGTGACGATGGTAAAGCATCGCCAGTAGCAGGTAAGAATGATATGGGCGGTAAAGCTGTTGATATGTCTGCAAAAGGTTCAGAAGGTGACAAATCAGGTTTAGTTGATGCTCCAAAAGACATGGGTGTAACACATCCAGGTGATGGTGCTAAATTAAGTCCAGAAGCAAAAGGTCACGGCGCTGAGAAAAAAGGCAAGGCTGAATAATTATGTTAAGATCAAGTACATTAAAAGAAAATCTATCGTATGATCAGGCTCAAATCATTACTGAGACTTCTCAGGATGGTAAGAACCTGTTCATGCAAGGTATTTTTGTACAAGGTGAAAAACGTAATCAAAATCAAAGAGTTTATCCAGTAAGCGAAATTAGTAAAGCTGTTAAAGCAATACAAGAAAAAATCGAATCTGGATTCTCTGTATTAGGTGAAGCAGATCATCCAGATGATTTGCAAGTAAATTTAGACCGTGTGTCACACATGATTGAGAAAATGTGGATGGATGGTCAAGACGGTTATGGTCGTTTAAAACTGTTACCTACTCCGATGGGAAATATTTGTAAAACCCTTTTAGATAATGGAGTAAAACTTGGTGTTTCATCAAGAGGTAGTGGTAATGTAACAGACAGCGGCAATGTTAGCGATTTTGAAATACAAACAGTTGATATTGTAGCTAATCCAAGTGCACCAGACGCTTATCCAGACCCATTATACGAACAAATAATGAATGGTAAGCGAGGTAACGTATTAATGGATGTTGCATCCGCAGTAAACAACGACAAATTAGCTGAACAGTACTTTCAGAAGGAAGTACAAAAGTTCATTGAAAAACTAGATATTAGGAGAAAGTAATGGCTAACAATGCAATAGAACAACTCCTAGGTTCAGAAGTTATATCAGAGGAAGTGAGAAATACACTTTCAGAGGCGTGGGAATCTAAGCTACAAGAAGCTCGTGAAGAGTTAACTGCAGAGCTACGTGAAGAATTCGCTAACAGATATGAAACTGATAAAACGCAAATGGTGGAAGCACTTGATGCGATGGTATCAGATACAATCAAATCAGAGTTAGAAGAATTCAAAGCGGACAAACAAGCGGCAGTTAAAGCTCAAGTTGAGTACAAAGCTAAGATTGCAGAACACGCAACACTTTTAGATAAGTTCGTTATGGAAACTTTGAAAAAAGAAATCGCTGAGTTACGTAATGATAGACAAGTTCAAGAAGGAAACTTTGAGAAACTTGAAGATTTCGTTATGGAACAACTTACTTCAGAACTTAATGAATTCCATAAAGACAAGAAAGACCTAATTGAACAGAAGGTAAAACTTGTTAAAGAAGGTAAAGAAATAATTGCAAAAGCTAAGACTGAATTCGTAGATAAGGCTTCTTCTAAACTAGCAGGTATTGTTGAGAATACACTAACAACAGAACTTGGTACATTAAAAGAAGATATTAAAACTGCAAAAGAAAATATGTTTGGAAGAAAACTATTTGAAACATTTGCGGCTGAATTTATGGGTTCACATTTAGCAGAAGGAACACATATTTCAAAACTTTCAAAAGAACTTACTGAAGCTAAAGCGGAAGTTGAAGCTTCAAAAGAAGAAATTGCTGACAGAGAGACAAAGGTTAAGGAAGCGAATACAAAGATTGCTAGAATTAACGAGAGTCGTGAACGTGAGGCGGTGCTAACTGACCTTATGGGACCTCTATCAAAAGACAAACGTGAACTAATGACAAACTTACTTGAGTCAACTGACACAAGCAAGTTAAAGGCACAATTTAACAAATACTTACCAACAGTATTAAACGAAAGTGCTACTACAGTTAAGAGCTCACAAACAATAACGGAATCGCAGAAGACTGTGATTACAGGTAACAAGGCACACACGCAGAACACTGAAAGTGAAGCCGAAATTATTAACCTTAAAAAGTTAGCAGGAATATCAAATTAATAAGGAGAATTCCAAATGACACAGAATCTATTTGAAAATTGGGATGCTACAAAAGGCGCCCTAACAGATGGCTTAGAAGGTAACAAAAAAGTTGTAATGGAATCAGTTCTTGAAAACACAAAGAGCTATCTTTCAGAATCAGCTAATTCTGGTACTACAATGGCCGGTAACGTTGCTTCACTTAACAAAGTGATTCTACCAGTTATCCGTCGTGTGATGCCAACAGTTATCGCAAACGAACTAGTAGGTGTACAACCTATGACAGGTCCAGTAGGACAAATTCACACATTAAGAGTAAGATATGGTCAAACAGCGGCAGGCGTTGCGGCTGGTGACGAAGCACTATCACCATTTGCTATTGCAAAAGGTTACTCAGGTGACGCATCAACAGGCGGTCCAACTTCAACTTCTTCTTTAGAAGCAGAAGCAGGTCGTAAACTTTCAATCCAAGTATTGAAACAAACTGTTGAAGCAAAAACACGTAAACTATCAGCACGTTGGACATTTGAAGCGGCACAAGATGCTAATTCAATGCATGGTCTAGATGTTGAAGCAGAAATTATGCAGGCTTTAGCCCAAGAAATTACTGCTGAGATTGACCAAGAAGTTCTAACTTCACTACGTACTTTAGCAGGCGCGGCAACAGATACATACGATCAAGCGAATGTATCAGGTCAAGCAACTTTCGTTGGAGACCAACACGCGGCGTTAGCAGTTCTTATTAACAGAGCGGCTAACTTAATTGCTACACGTACAAGACGTGGCGCAGGTAACTACGTTGTTGTTTCACCAACAATGTTAACAGTACTACAATCAGCGACAACTTCAGCGTTCGCAAGAACAACTGAAGGTCCTTTTGAAGCACCAACTAACACTAAATTCGTAGGTACATTAAACGGTACTATGAGAGTGTTTGTTGACCAGTACGCGGCAGACGATAGCCCAGTACTAGTAGGTTACAAAGGCGACGGTGAGATTGATGCGGCGGCATTCTATTGTCCATACATCCCACTAATGTCATCAGGTACAGTACTTGATCCAGCAACATTCGAACCAACAGTATCTTTCATGACAAGATACGGTTATGTAGAGCTAAACAACCAAGCTTCATCTCTTGGTAACGCGGCTGACTACCTAGCAAAAATTGGTGTTACAGCTGGTAACCTATCATTCTCATAAGTCGAGAATTTTAGAATATATATTAAAAGGGCGGCTTTATGTCGCCCTTTTTTATGACCTAATTACAGGTTGTAAAAAAATTTAAAAAAACATTGACAAAATAGATTACCTTGTAGTATATTAAAACAATATATGACAAAGGGAGGCACTAATGGGTGACTTAACTATTTGGATGGGACTAGGATTTCTATTAGCGGCCTATTCAGTTATCGCAAACGATTCAGTACAAACTCTTGGTACATGGATTGCATCAAACAACGAAAGATTTCATTGGAAAACATTATGGTTGTCTGCTTCGGCAGTTTTACTTTGGGCCTTATGGTATGGCTGGACAGTGAATGGAGGAGATATATCATACGGGCGACTTAATAGAATTCCGTGGCAGGAAGTGAAGTGGTATCATGCAATGGCACCTGCATTACTATTATTGCTAACAAGAGTTGGTGTACCAGTTAGTACATCATTTTTAGTATTAAGTGCATTTGCTAGTACATTCGTATTAGAAAAAATGTTAATGAAATCTATTATGGGTTATGCAGTAGCGGCAGTAGCGGCATATGCTATTTGGATTATTATTACAAAAATTGTTGATGAAATAAACGATCCTGTAAAAGAAAAACATAAACCATACTGGCGAGTAGCACAATGGGTAACTACTGGTTTCTTATGGTGGACTTGGTTAAGTCATGACATGGCAAACATTGCCGTATTCCTACCAAGACAAGTGAACTTTGAATTAATGGTAATGATTAGTTTAGTATTTGTTATTGGATTAGGATTTATGTTCCGTGAAAGCGGAGGTAAAATACAAAAAATAGTATTAGAAAAACACAATACAAAGTATGTTCGATCAGCAACAATTATTGATTTATTTTATTGGTTAGTACTTTGGTTCTTTAAAGAACTAAACGATATTCCAATGTCAACAACTTGGGTGTTTGTTGGATTACTATGTGGACGTGAACTTGCAATGGCTACAATGCTAGGCAAGGGAAAACTAAAAGTAGTATTTCCATTAATTGGAAAAGATTTTATTAAAATGATAACAGGGTTGTTAGCATCTATTGGAATTGTATTAACAATACATTATATTTTAATTCCAAACGGATTTTAAAAACTTGACAAGCTGAATAACGTGTAGTACTATGAAGGTACAGTTAATCAGCTTGGTGTTAGTGGTAGCACGACAGTCTCCAAAACTGAAGGCGGGGGTTCGATTCCTCCAGCTGGTGCCAATTTAGGAAGTCCTATGGATCCCGACTATAAAGAATGTTGCAGACTATTTTGGTTAGTCAAAGGACATTTAAATACATCTTCAGAAACAATAAAAAGTAGTTACAACAGCTACTTCAAAAGATTATGGAACAACAACGAACGTGCCGTATATGGTACAGAAGGTTTTGAAGAAGCATACAAGGAACATATTAACAATAATAAATAGCTATAATGTTTAGAGGAAAATACACACAAACACATAGTCATTTTTATATGCTATCTGATACTCACAGGCTTAATAACTTTGTGAAGGCAATCAGGGCAAAAGTTTGTGTTGGCGATATAGTCATTGACTTGGGAGCAGGAACAGGTATACTAGGAATAGAATGTGCTAAAGCAGGTGCAGAAACAGTACATTTAGTAGAACAAGAGCCTAAGCTAATAAAAGTAATAGAGCAAATGGTAAAGGAACATGGCGTAGAGGACTGTTGTATTATACACAATAAAAGATCGGATGAGTTTCTTAACGAATTTAAAGGTGATACTGTAGATTTAGTAGTTTGCGAAGGCATAGGAGATCATATTTTTGAAAGTAGATTAATATTTGATTATTTAAATTTAAAAGAAAAATATAAAGCAGATGCTATTCCAGAATCATTTAAACTTTATGTACATGATACTCCTGTAAAAGTAAATCGAGAGTTACTAGGAAAATATCATACAGTACTAGATAAGTTAGAAATGCCAACATTAGATTCTATTAATATAACAGACAATATTATAAATGATAGGTTATATAAGTTTGGTGAAAAAATAACAGAAACAAAATGTATATTAGAGTTTGATTCTCCTGGACAACTAAAAAATTATTGTGAAGAAATTTCGCTTAATAGAATACCAGATGATGACGAATATTTAATTCTGTATTTTGATATTAAACTACATAATAATTTACATATTAGTAATAAACTTTCAAGAGAAGATTTACCACACAGTTATTATCAACGATTAATTAGCGGTAAAGATATATTATCTCCAACCATAAAATTAAAAATTGATTATGAAAAACACATTACAGGAATTGAGGACGAACCTTTTCCAAATATAGAGATAGTAAATGTCTAAATTTTATAACGAAGATTTATACGAATCAATAGAGCACCCAGACTTTTTTAATGCAGAACAATTACTGTTTATTAAAAACGGTTATAAACGTTTATTTGACGATGTGCTAAAAAAAATTGAGTACAACAATGATAAAGAATATGTAAGAATTGAAGAAGCAAATTTTACAAGATCCACAGTGAATAAAAGATTAGATTGGTGTCAAATTGTATCATCTGTACGTAGTAAAGAAACACATGACAAAGGTAAAAGAGTACAACTAGACTTTGTAACTGGAACATCAGAGTTTGAATTTGTTGATAGATTAAATGATTGGTCAACTACTATTGTTAACATAATGGAAGATAAGTTTAAAGAGATAGGAAGACCTGCAAAAGTTACAGATATTGCATTTCATAATTTTAGCCAAGGTTTAAAAATACATTGCGATGGACAAGATGTTTTAACTAAATTAAAAAAGAAAAATCCAAGACCATTACATCATCCAAATTATAAATTAGAAGAGTATTTTCCAATAGGCGGAGGAGCAAAACACGCACATCAAGGATTAGTTAACTTAGATGCTCAACCCGGAAAAGCAACAATTATTTTTGATCAATGGTTTCCATATAGTACATATTACGATATTACAAATAATTTAGATAATTTAGATGAAAAGAAAAAACCAGTTATAACTTTTTCTAAAGGCGATAAATTTGAAATGTTTGGTGAGTATATAAGAAACTTAACAGGTAAGCCATTTGATGAAGATACTTGGATGCAACTAATTGCAACAGAATATCAGTCACAGTTACCAATAGAAAAGTTCCATGGATTATCACTTAATAAAGTATTAGATTTTGGGAAACCAGGACAGTTAATATCTTGGGATAATAAACGATATCATATGGCAAAGCCCTTTTTTGTAGGTGGAAAATATGGTATAGGGCAAGAAGATAGGTTAATGCTACAATACGAAAGTTTATGTTTGTAGTTAAATCAGGTAAATAATTTAGTAAATAATAGTACAATCGTTCATCCTGTAGATTTCGGACGGAAGTAAGCTAAGGCTGAAGGAACGCATTATCATCGTTCATCTCGTAAGAGACGGAAGTAGGTAATGAACCGAAGGAACGCACTTAACTGTAAAAAGGAGAGTGTCATGAATCACAGAGACTTTGAAATCGCTCGTAAAAAGAAGCGAACTGAAGACGCACATAAAGCAATACATAGAAAGCAAATGGAAAGACCGCTATCTAGGCCTCGTGCTGAAAAGAATATCTTAAGCTCAGACCCCAAAATGCAAAAAATCTAATATTTTTGGTAAAAAAAGGTTGACCTTTAGGTAAAGTTAGTATATATTATAGATAATACCAACAGCGGATTGATCATCCAATGTTAATAGTGCAAGGAAGAGGCGTTTACCAGAGCGTCGAACTTGACTGTAAAGAGATGGTACTCAGGCATGGTTGCAGAAATGCGTTGTGTCACATCGCTCTACCGAGCGGTTGCAGGTTCCCTGGGTTAGAAATGGTATCTAGTCGAGGGGTTGAGGGTGTACCCAAGTCCCTCCTATTTTGGTATTAGTAACTAAACCCACATTTTTTGTGGGTTTTTTTATGGCCATATTGTAAAACACAATCTATCGTAGCAAAAAGCATAAATACATATATAATTTTAACTAATTAAAATGGAAGTAGAAAAATAGGAACAGTATACTATGTCATCACACATTAATCCAGACGCAGGGCGTCTAATTATAGAAAGTACACAAGATTTAGACTTAACTTTAAGTCAAGCATCAATGCCAGCGGGTGCATCTTTGCACAACAAAGGTGGAATGTTTAATTCTGGGCATTTATATGTACAGGGTACTCTTGTTGTAAATGGTGATATTATTACACTAGGAGCAAGTGGTGGGTCACTTACACTTAATAGTAATATCAGCAGTGATGTTCTACCTGACATCACATCAGGAATTCAATATAATATTGGTAGTACAACTAAACCTTGGAATATCGGATATTTTGAAAAGATTATTTCTAGTCAAAATCCAGCATCAGCAACAACAGATGTGCCAGCAACAAAAGGCACAGTTTTATTAGATGGAAGTACAAATACATCTTTAGCATTAGCCAATGGAAGTGTGGGTGAACGTAAAACAATTATAGTTACAGCCACTCCAACAGGTACAATTACAGTTACGCCTGGTACAGCATTAGGCTACACTAGTATTTCATTTGCATCAGTAGGTGATACTGCTGATCTGATATACACAACAAACGGCTGGTCTATTCTATCTATTTTCCGTGCTAACGTTACGTAGGTAACTTTAATAAGTTAATACAAAAACGCAAGAGCGGCGAGGTTGTGAGGAATAAGAATAGTGGCTATTAATATAAACCATAGTATTGGAAAACTTAAATCAGATGACGAGTTAATTCTCGATGCAGGTGCAGGAAATAACATTGATGTATCTACAAAAATAGTAAAGAATGCAAGTGATCCAGTAGACCCACAAGATTTAGTTACAAAAGCATTCCTTGATGCAACCCTTGCAAATTTTGATTCTAGTCAAGATTCAGAAATTACAGCAGACCTTACAGAAGTTTATCAAACAATAGAAAACGTAAGAAATAATACATACGTTAAAACTGTTGACTTTGTTTCAGATATTACATCTGGTGGAGCAGGATTAACAGCAACACTTAATATTACAACAGAAGGAAACCCAAATAGATATACTATTAATTGGGGTGATGGAGATGTTACAACAGCTACAACTGATAGTACTCCAACACACGTTTATAATAACAGTGATAATTCTCCTTTTGATGTGCAAGTTACAGCATTTCATGATCAAGGTGTAGGAGCTGGTAGCTCACAATCAAAAACAAGAGAAGATTATATTTCAATTTTTACCGCCAACCCAGTAGTTAGTTTTGTCGCATTTGACTCACTAACAGGCGGTTCACAGGTTACTACCTGGAACGACGGTGATACTGTCTACTTCCAAAATACAACAACGAACACAGCCGGAGCAACAATCCAATATACTTGGAATTGGGGCGACGGTTCTGCGGACGATGTTATATCTGACAACTCAGTTTCAGGTGGTAGTGCTGGTCCGAGGATAGCTCACACATTCTCGGCCAGCACACTCACAGACGTTACTCGTACAGTATCATTAACACTTGATGCACACGATACAATGACACAAAGTTTACTACCACTAAATGGTAGTGACTCATTTAAAATCTATGATACACATACTCCAGATACAACTTCAGATATTACAACAGGTATTAATGAAGAATCATCAAATGGATTAGATGTTACATTTACAAACAACACAGAAGCTACTATAGGAAGTTATGCAGATTATGGTATAACTTATAGATGGGATTTTGGAGATGGAACAATAGAAACAGTTAATGTAGGATCGGGTCAAGCAGGAGATACAGGCAGTACGATAACACACAAATATACATTAACAAATAATAATACACCTCAAGATTATACAGGTAATTTACAAGTAATAAGTGGACACTCAAGCAGTCCATTTACAAGTTCGTCGTTTAGTATACACGTTGAGCCAGACGTAAGAGCAAACATATCTGGAACGGCAGTACAAGTATCAGACAAGAATGGAGATAACCAGTTTGATGTTTATGATGGATTTGATTATTTAGGTAATAACAGAGCAATAGTAGAAGTCACAGATACTTCAGAAAATAAAGATAGTGCTGAATTTAATTGGAATGATGGAAGTTCTAATGATACAACAACTACTGAAGGATCTATACAACATGACTTCTCAGGCAAAACACCTGGTAACTATCAACTAGATTATACAGCTAGTGGTACACCAGATATAACAGCTCAAACAGATACACAGAATTTAACGTTTCAAGTTCATGCAGTTCCTACTGCTCCAGACGGACTTGGAAATAAAACAATTTCACTAGTAGATCCTGCACAAGGTACTGATCCAAAATTAGCATATAATTTCACAGATAATAGTGCAACGTCACCATTAACAGCAGGTGATGATTTGGATACAAATACTGCAAGAAGATATACTAGTGGAACACTTGACACAACAATAGCTGAAAATGCATATAATGGATTAGCGGGTACTGTAACTGCAATAGTAAATGGTACACCAAATGGATCAACAACCTTTTCTACTTCCCTCAATGAAACTGGTACATTTAATGATTTAGTGATCACTCAACAAGATGATGCTCACAATACAATAAGTGCTTCAACATACCCAACTGGTTTCTATCAAACATTTGATTCAAAAATTTCTAAACCATTTGCAGAGTATGCTATTGGTGTTAATGATCAGAGAATAGAACATAGTACAACAGGTGAAACAAATTACGTAACAGTTATGTGTGATGATCTAACAGACGTACCTACACTTGATAATACTAGTTCTATTCTTTCTGAAAGTGTTTCAGGAACTTATAGATACATATCAGGTATACCATATTATAATACAGGAAATCCAAAATTAATATTATCTGGATTAAATGTATCAAATTGGATAGGACAAGCATATAGAGATACTAATAATGTTTTAGAAATTAGTAATGGTACTAATGTAGAAGGTACCTCAGCTGGTACAATTCAAACACAATTTAAAGACTATGCGGACTTAGAAGATGCTTCATATCTAGTAAGTGGTATACCAACAGCTAACACATTAAGTTATTCGTTTGCTGATCAAACTATTGATATTACACAATCAAATATTGCGGCAATAGAAACTATTAAAGCTAGAATAAAAAATGTTAACGGAACAAGTAGTTATACAGAATTTGATACAAAAGTACAAGTACATAGATCTAATCCAACAGGTGTAATAGAAGATAGTATTCCTGTAGCGGGTAGTTTAGGTAATGGAACAATAACAGATAATGCAATACGTATAGCAGATTTTGTTTCAGATAGTACAGACAATCCAACAATAGTAGGTTCAACAGATTATACAGCTACACCATTTACTGGTGCAGTAAGTGTAAGTGGAACACAAGAAGCAACTGTACGTTGGGGAACATTAGAACACAATACAACAGATTATTCAACTGGGTATCTTCCAGTTGGCCCTGATAGAAGTGCAGACACAGGAACACAATATTTTACATTCGCATTCCGTAGACAGGTTGTAGCTAACTTTAGTATTACAATTAATACAAATGGAATAAGTGGATTATGGATTGCGGCACCAGGTACTACCGTTGACGGTGCAAGTGGATTAAATGGTTGGATAGATGGTACAGCTCAATACGCAGGTGTTGGTGTTCCAGGTAGTAACACAGGCTCAGGTGGTAATGGTAGTGATGGTTGTGCATTAACAGGTGCAGACGTTATTCCAACTAATTCAAGTATTAACTCAACTTATACAATGACATTAGGTAGTGAGAATATGAGTAATGCAACTAATAATGTTGTATTGGTTAGAATAGCATTAGAAGCAGGAAAACAAATTACAAATTTACAAATAGGGGAGTCTAACTAATGGCAATTAGTGATAATCAAAAAATTGACTACCTATTTAAGAAGATTGGTTATGGTGCTACTAAAACAGATATTAATGCCAATAAGTTAGCGGCCAACGAAGCAATAGCAAGTCCACTTTTATTACGTGGTGATAAAGTTTGGGCAGAAGCAGGTAGCATACCAGCAGTAAAACCATCAGCAGATACAACACAGGTAAAATTATATAATGCTGTTGAGTGTTCAGAAGATATTACATCAACAGGAAATAGAACATGGAAAACAAGTATTACAGATTGGATAACTCCAGAATTTGGTAGTACATATCTAGTAAGTGTTTACATACATGATACTAACGATTCAGCAGGTGCTGAAAGTTTAGCTAACAAAGTATTTGTAACAGGTAGTGGTAATAATGACGAATGGTTCTTTGATTATCAATCTGGTGTACTAAACTTTATTGGTGATAGTTTACCAAATGGTAAATCATTTACAGGTAAAAGTGTATATATAAGTGGAGCAGTATATCAAGGTAGATTTGGTGTAGGTGATGCAACAGTAACGCAAGGCTTACAAGATCAAATTGATAGTATCATTCAAAATACTGATCCAGCGGCACTTGACTCTTTAAGTGAAATTGTTACAGCCTTTCAAGGCGCTGATAGTGCATTCGCAACAAGCACAGAATTAACTGACTTAGAAGCACTATTAAGAAATGATTTAGCATTCCCATCAACTAGTATAGAGCCAGCACAAACATTTACAGGTGATGGCACAACAACAGAATATCAATTAACAGCTAGTGATTTACCTTCAGTAGAAGCTATTGATGTATACGTAGACGATGTATTACAAAGACCAGATGTATTCTCAATAGATTCAAATAAAAAACTAGTATTTAATGTTACACCAGATAATGGTGCAGATATATATGTAAAGTATAGATTTCATTTTGCAAGTATTACAGCATTTCCTGATAACTGCATAGAAAATAGACATCTAAACTTGATATATAATAGTAGTCAGTATGCTGGCGACAATAGTACAACACAATATACTATTCCAACTGGTCATACTGTACATAGTATATTAGTAATTGTAGATGGAGCAATACTTCCTCCTACAGATTATAGTATACTAGGAGCTACATTAACTCTTAATAATGCTCCATCAACTGGAGCGGTTGTAGACTTCAGATTTCTTCCAATTTAAACAATATCATAATATATAATAAACAGCAATATTGAATAAATACATTGTATGGGTTTTACGGCCTATGCAGAATACTTACTTTATGTACGTATTCTTTTGCTTATAAAGATTATAGGCAAATCAAATATATTTGATTGGAGAAATCTCTATGGCTTTTAGACAAATTAAGAGTCCGGCGTTGGCTAACCAAGCGGTTATCGATACCAAACTTGATGCGAGTTCAGTTTCAGGCCAAACTGCAACTACATCAGCAAACAACTTAGATGCTTTCCTTTTACACGACAATGCGACTTCAGCTCTGAAAAGTATTACAGCGGCAAATTTTATTGGTTCATTTACAACTGATGATATTACCGAAGGTTCAAGTAATGAATACTTTACAGATGCAAAAGCTCAATCAGCAGTAGCGGCAGACATTGCTACAGCAGTGGCGGCAGAAGCAGTGATAGCACGTGCGGCTGAACTTCAGAACGCAAATGATATCGCGGCTGAAACGTCAAGAGCGACAGCGGCAGAGGGTGTAAATGCGACGGACATCGCAAGTGAAATAAGCAGAGCTACAGCGGCAGAATCCGCTCTAGATACAGCTTATAAAGCGGCAGATGCTGGATTACAAACTCAAATAACAAACATTATATCAAACGTTGACCCTGCGGCATTAGACAGTTTATCTGAAATTGTTGCAGAATTTCAATCTCAAGATAGTGCATTGACTGCGGCAATAACAGCTAACTCGACTTTAATTACAAACGAGACAGCTAGAGCTCAAACTGCAGAACAAGCAAATGCAACTGCAATTAGTACAGAAGCAACAAGAGCACAAGGCGCTGAAGCAACTAACGCATCTGATATTTCAACAGAAGCGGCAACTGCTAGAGCGGCTGAAAATGCACTTGATGCTAGAGTAACTGCTAATGAAGGTGACATTACTACACTAACAACTGGATTGGCGGCGGAAATATCTGCTACAGACGGTGAAGTTTCACAACTACAAACCGACTTAGCGGCAGAAGTTACACGTGCATCAGGAGCTGAATTAGCAAATGCACAAGACATTGCAAACGAAGCGACTGCAAGAGCAAATGCAGATACAGCGGTAAGAACAGACTTTGCAACAGCAGATGCAACAACTTTAGCATCAGCACAAACATACGCAGATACAGCAGAAGCAGATGCAATCGCTACAGCGGCGGCAGATGCAACTACAAAAGCAGACGCGGCACAAGCGGCGGCTGAAGCACACGCAGATACAGTATCAGCGGCAGAGACAGCGGCTATCAATACAGCGGTAGCAGTAGTTGACGCTAAAGTTACTACAAATGCTTCAGATATTAGTGCGTTAGAAACAGTAGTTGGTGATGTAGCAAATACACCACTTGATACTACAGCAACATCAATTGGTGCGGCTATCAACGAACTTCACGGTGAGATTGATACTAACACTACAGATATTGCAACTAACACAGCTGATATCGCAACTAATACAGCTGACATTGCAACTGAAACAGCTAGAATTGATAACATTCTAACTAACACAGACCCAGCGGCACTTGACTCACTGACTGAAATCGTTACAGCTTTCCAAGCTGGTGATTCAGCGGCAACAGCGGCAATTAACGCAAACGCAACTGCTATTTCGCAGAATGCTTCAGACATCACAACTGGTGACGCGGCATTACAAACAAATATCAATGCGGAGTCTACAAGAGCACAAGCGGCTGAAGGTGTTAATGCGGCGGCAATAGCGGCAGAAACAACAAACAGACAAGCAGGAGATGCATCAACTTTAGCATCAGCACAAGCATATGCTGATACAGCTGAAGCAGACGCGATTTCAACTGCGGCGGCTGATGCAACTACAAAAGCAGATGCGGCAGAAGCAAATGCAATCGCAGACAGTGATGCGGCAGACGTAGCACTAATGGGTGATGCAACACTAGACGGTACAGCAGGTAATACTGTAACAGATAGAATTGCAACAGCTAAAGCGGGTGCAGAAGCAACAGCAGAAGCTTATACTGACCAAGAAGTTCTAACTGAAAAGACTAGAGCACTTGCGGCAGAAGCGGCAAACACACTAGCTATTACAGCTAACACTGGTGATATAGCAACTAACGCGACAGACATTGCAACTAACGCAAGTGACATTGCAACAGAAACAGCAGACAGAATTGCGGGTGACGCAACTCTAACTACTGCTATTTCAAATGAAGCGTCAACAGCTAGAGCGGCAGAACTTGCTAACGCACAAGCGGTAACAGCAGAAGAAACAAGAGCACTTGCGGCAGAAGCGGCAAACGCAACAGCAATAGCAAACGAGGTATCTCGTTCAACTACTGCTGATTCAACGCACACAGCTAACATTGCAACTAACACTAACGATATTGCTACTAACTTAACAAGTATCAATAACGAAGTAGCTAGAGCAACAACAGCTGAAGCGACACTTCAAAGCAACATCGACACGGAAACAGCTAGAATTGATTCAATCCTAACTAATACGGATCCGGCGGCGTTAGATTCACTAACTGAAATTGTTTCAGCATTCCAAAGTGCTGATAGTACAATCAATGGTGCAATCACAAGTCTAAGTAATACTGCTTCAACAGACAGAGCGTTAATTCGTACTGAATTTGCGGCGGCTGACACAGCATTAGACACACGTCTAACAGCTGAAGAAGGCAAAGTATCTACTTTAGAAACACAAGCAGGTAGTGCGGCACTACAGACAACTGCACAAACGTTATCAGAAGCGATCAACGAACTGAACTCAGGTACAGCGGCTGATTTAACTTCTGTTAATAACGCAATTGATGCAGTAGAAACTGGTGCAGGTTTACAAAGTGACGGTTCTTACTCAGCACACTCAGGAACACACGCAATTGATTCAGCTTCATCATTACATGATGCAGACTCTAAATTAGATGCGGCAATCCTAGCTGAAAAAACAAGAGCTGAAGCGGCAGAAGCAACACTAACTACAAATGTTTCAGCAAATGCAACAGCAATCTCTGGTAATACAGCAGACATTGCAACTAATGCAACAGCAATCGCAACTAATGCATCTGACATCTCTACTAACGCGGCAGACATAGCGTCTGAAGCAAGTACAGCTAGAGCGGCAGAATCAGCGAATGCAAACGCAATTACAGCAGAAGCAACTACAGCAAGAGCGGCTGAACAAGCAAATGCAACAGCTATCGCAAATGAGTCAACAAGAGCTCAAGCGGCAGAAGCGGCAAATGCAACTGATATCGCAGACAACTTAACTGAAATTACAGCTACACAAGCTGGCGCAGGTTTAGGTGTTGATGGTACATATTCAGCAAATGCAACAGCAGACTACATCTCAACTGCATCATCATTGAAAGATGCTGATAACAAGTTAGATGCGGCTGTTAAAGCAGAAGAAACTAGAGCTACAGCGGCAGAAGGTGTGTTAACTACAAACCTAGCAACTGAAGTAACTAGAGCTCAAACTGCAGAACAAGCTAATGCGGCAGATATTGCTACAGAAACAGCTAGAGCAACAGCGGCGGAAGCGGCTAATGCAACGTCTATTTCAACAGTAGCAACAGACTTGGCAACAGAAGTGACACGTACAGACGCTTTAGTAGTCACAGTTAACGATATTATCAGTAACACGGATCCAGCGGCGCTAGATTCATTAACTGAAATCGTTACTGCTTTCCAAAATGCAGACAGCACACTAACAGGTACAGTAGCGGCAAACGCAACTGCCATTACTAACCTAAGTACAGCTTTAACAAGCGAAGTAAATGACAACGACACAGACCACGCGGCGGCGACAACTGACAGGGCGGCTATCCGTACTGAGTTTGCGGCGGCTGATGCGGCTCAAGACACAGTAATCGCAACTAAACTAGCACTTGCTGGTGGAACAATGAGTGGCGATATTGCTATGGGCGGTCAACTAGTAACAGGTTTAGGAACAGCGGCCAATCCAGGTGACGCAGTATCTAAAGCAGTACTAGATGCGGCAATTTCAGCACAAGACATCTCTACTAATACTACAGATGACTTAGCTGAAGGTTCAAACCTATACTACACTGATGCCAGAAGCAGAGCGGCAATTAGTGTTAATGACGTTGCAGGCGCAGGCTTAGTAAGCTACGATAACAGCACAGGTGTTATCTCGGTTGACACTAACGAATCAGTCCTAGACTTAACAGATGTATCTGATACAGATTACACTAACAAAGACGGATACGTATTAGCAGTTAACTCAAATGAAGACGGTATGGAACTGAAAAACCCGTTAAATGTTTTCTCAACACAAGAGAGAATGACAATTAATGGTGATGGATCTGCAACGCAGTATTCATTAACTTTCACTACAACACAAGACCAAGCAATGGTTTTTGTTGGTGGTGTTATTCAGGATCCATCAACTCACTACACTATCGATAGTGCGGCGAAAACTATCACGTTTAACTCAGCAGTACCAGTTGGTACACAAATTGTTGTGTTATCACCAGGTGCAGGACTTAACCCAGTACTACTTGCTAACTCAGTATCATTCGACAAACTAGCGGCTGATATTAAAGCATACGTACAAAAAGGTGAAGTATCAGCTTCCGGTTCAACTACAGTTGATTCATTCAACGGTGCGTTGTATCGTTCAGCGAAATACATCATGCAGGTTGATGACGGCGCAGGTAACTATGAGACACGTGAAGCTTTAGTAGTACATGATGGTAGTACTGCATACATTACAGAGTACGCAATGGTTTATACTGGTGCAGACTTAATTGGTGATGCAAGTGTTACTATGAACGGAAACCAAGTTGAATTAACTTACACTCCGACAAGTGGTACAGCTACAGTTAAAGTGATCGCTACTTACATTGATGTGTAAGGAGTATATCGCTTCTTAAGTAACCAAACTTAAAGGGGCGTAACAAATTAAGGTTACGCCTCTTTTAAAGTAGCTTTATTATCAAAGTTGATAATACTGCTAGAAAAAGAATAAATACTTTGCTACTCAATGTGGCAATAACTTTTTTGATCAAAAAGGAGTCATAAAAATGGCACAAAGAAAATTTATAATTGACGGTGGTTTTAAAACTGATGACGCCTCAGAATTACTAGCCAATTTAACGATGGGTGGTTCAATCCTACCTGACGTTGATTCGGATGGTACAACTGGTTACGACTTGGGTTCTACTACTGCAAAATGGAAAGATTTATACCTTTCTCAAGGATCACTTTACATTAATAACCAAAAAGTAATCCATGATGATTCAGGTACAATCGTTCTTAAAGCAGATACGGACCAAGGCTTAACTGTTAAAACTGAGGGCACAGGAGTAATTACCCTGCAATCAACACAAACAGTAAATGTCGCTGGTACTTTACAGATGCTAGATGGCAAAAACATCACTTCAAGTGGTGGAACTTCAGTTGGTTTTGGTGACAAAATTGACATGAATTCAAACAAGATAATAAATGTTCCAAATCCGACAGACGGTGGGGACGTTTCTAACAAAACTTATGTGGACTTACAGATTTCAAACGTAGTCAACGGTGCACCAGGTGCGTTAGATACATTGAACGAATTAGCAAACGCCTTAGGTGATGACGCTAATTTCTCAACTACAATAACTAATAACATTGCGGCAAACGCAAGTGCTATTACTGCTCTACAAACTACAAGTAGCAATAATGGTACTGCAATGACTACAGCTCAAGCAGATATTATTGCTAATACAACAGCTATATCTTCTGAAGCAACTACAGCTAGAGCGGCAGAAGCCACTTTAACTACAAACCTAGCGGCAGAAACTACAGCTAGGGTAGCTTTTGAAACATCTGCAACTGCAGACATTGGTTTAAAAGCGGCGAAGACTTATGTTGATTCACAAGACGCGGCATTAACATCTACACTACAAAGTTATGCAGATACAGCTGAAGCAGATGCTGTTACTTCTGCTAACTTATATACAGACGGTAGAGAAACTGCAATTACAACAGCTTATACTAGTGCAATATCAGTACTTACAACTGATGATGTTCCTGAATCAGGATCACCAACTAATGTATACTTTACTGACGCAAGAGTAGATACTGCATTAGGTACAGTTGGCGCAGACATTCTTCCTGCAACAACTGAAACTTACAACTTAGGTTCAGCAACAAATCGTTGGAATAAACTATTCCTAAAAGGTTCAACAATTGACCTAGGTGGTGTAGACATTTCAGCTTCAGGTGGCGGTATGTCAGTTGGTGGTTCAGACATGGCTACTCAAGCATATGCAGACCAAGCAGAAGCAGATGCGATTACAACAGCAGTAGCTAATATTAAAGGCAATGCTCTAGACATGGGTGCTAATGATATTACTACAACTGGTAAAGTTAAATTTGCTAACGTTTACGCGACAGACGGCGATCTACCAGCGGCGGGTACATACCACGGTATGTTTGCTCACGTACATGATGGTGGAAAAGCTGTTTTTGCTCACGCAGGTAACTGGGTGGAACTAGCTAAACAATCAGATCTTACAACTGCGGTTAACAACCTTGTAGATTCAGCACCAGGTGCTTTAGATACATTGAATGAACTAGCGGCGGCAATGGGTGATGATGCTAACTTTAGTACAACAATGACTAACAACCTAGCAAGTAAAGCGGCAACAGGTACTAACATGATAGCTGGTAACGGCTTAACAGGTGGTGGTACACTAGCAAGTGATCGTACATTTAACGTCGGTGGCGGAAATGGTATCACAGTAAGTGCAGATGGCATAGCTATGTCAGGTTCATATACTGGTGACTTTACAGCAACTGGTGATGTTACAGCATACTCAGATGAGAGCTTAAAAAGAAACATTCAAGTAATTGATGGTGCTCTAGGAAAAGTAGAGAATATTAGTGGTTACACTTGGAACAGAATTGCAGATGATTCAAGAGCAACAGGTGTTGTTGCCCAAGAATTAGAAGCAGTACTTCCAGAAGCAGTACACACTGATGCAACTGGTTTAAAATCAGTAGCATATGGTAACATTACAGGTCTACTAATTGAAGCGGTTAAGGAATTATCAGCTCAAGTAGCAGAACTTAAAGCTAACAAGTAATTATATTACTAATATATTAAAGCGAGTGTAAGAAATTACACTCGCTTTTTTAATGACTATACAATACTTTAAAAAGCGATAAATAGTATTATAATTAGCTGTAGGAGCAAAAATGGCATTTAGAAAGATACAAGTAAGTAATTTACAAAGCACAGAATCTGCTGTCAAAGACCCTTTACTAATACTTAATCAAGATTCATCAGAAGATGTTGATTCTGGTTTTTTATCAAAGAGAGGTATAAGCACATATTCTGGGCTTGTTCGTGACTCATCTACAGCAAAGTTCTTTTTAATTGAAGGAATTAATTTAGTATCAAACTCTCTTAATGATATTAGTGCAGTAGATGGTACATTAACAAAAGGTACACTAGAATTAAATTCTCTAAATGCTACAACAATATATGTAACAAGTCCAAGTGGTGCAATACATACAACAAATTTAGTAACAGAAAATATTGGCTATTGGCCAGCAGATCCAACAGATACATCAAAACATATTTTAACAGTTGGTAATGCAAATACACCTGCTGAATACATAGGTAATTCAACAGGTTTGCATACAGGTACAGTTACACTTACTGGAATGTTTGATGCTACTAATGGAACTACACTAGGTAATTGGAACGGTTCGGTTTACGATATAACTGGTGCAAATAAAATTTTAGAAAGCGGAACCGGTAATTTAGATTCTGCCCTAACAGTTGATACAGCAACCGCAACAACATTAAATGCAGGTACTACTAATATTAGTGGCATTGCTACATTTACTGGAGGTAGTGTAGATTTTACTGGAACAAGTACATTAGGTAATTGGAACGGTGCAGTTTATGATAGAACTGGTAGCACACTTATCATTGAAGATGATGCAACACCAGGACCTATTGTTCATGCAGACTTAGATGGTAATGTTACAGGTACTGTATCAGATATTTCAAATCATGGAATACAAAGTTTATCAGATGTTGATAGTACAGATACATCTGCTACTGGTGATATGCTATTGTATGATGGATCACAATGGGGACTTGTAAACTATGAAGATGAAATCAATACACGTATTACAGCAAACAATAATAGTTTAACTGCAACAAGTTTATCAGATATTGGTTTTACAGGCGACACCGTTGCTAATGGAGACTTTCTTTTATATGACAGTAGCACAAGTAAATTTGGATATGTAAATTTTGCAAATGAAGTTAACGCATATGCAGATGCTAGAATTGCCTCTACAAATAGTAGCCACGTTTCATTTGGTAGTAGTATTAGTGCTACTGCATTTGAAGGTAAACTATATGATACCAATGGCAATGTTATTATGGACAACACCAGTGGCAATGTAGGCATTGGTGGCAAAACAGCATCTTTTGATGAATTTGACGGTGACTTACATGGTGAAGTAATTCACCCAACTACTGGTGCCAAAGTAATTGATATGCAATACTCAACACCAATTTATACAGGTAATGTAGTAGGGGTATTACAAGGTGTAATTTATAACTCTAACGGAAACCCTGTACTAGATAACGGTTCAATAAGTGGAACTCCAAACTTTGGCGGAAATGTATCAGGTGATATAGATTCAAATGGTGCATCAACATTTAGTGGTAGTGTTAATTTCACAGGTGCTACAATAACTGGGTTACCAGCAGATTTATCAACTCGTACCACAGACGATTTAGCAGAAGGTACTACTAGAAAATATTATACAGATGCTAGAGTAGATGCAAGAATATCAACTAGCTTTGTTTTACCAAAAGGAACTACAGCACAAAGACCAGCAAGTCCAGTAGAAGGACAAATGTATTTTAACACAGAAACAAGGATGTTTGAGGGTTGGGATGGACTAGATTGGCAACAACTTGTACCTTCTCAATTTCAAAGTACACCATAAATAGTAGTAGAGGATATATAAATGGCATTTAAAATTGGAAACAAAATAGTATTACACGACGCAGATCCTAGTGCAACATTATTAACAAACAGTAATTTAGATCAGTTACAAATTAATGGAGTAGATGTGTTCACGCATGATGGTACTACAGTTACATTACAGAATGTTGAGATACCATCTCAAAATGCAACAAATGCAAGTTTAACAGCAAGTGTTAATACTAATACAGCAAACATTGCTACTAATACAGCAAATATTGCATCTAATGCTACAGCGATATCAAATAATACTACAGCAATATCAAATAATGCTACAGCGATATCAAATAATGCTACAGCCATTACAAATAATGCTACAGCGATATCAAATAATGCTACAGCTATTATAAACAACGAAACAGCAATTAATAATAATGTTACAGCAATAGCAAACACACTAGTAGATGCAAAAGCATATACAGATACACGTGAAACAGCAATTACTACAGCATATACATCAGCTATAGCGTCATCTACATCAAGTGGTAGTACAGCGGCAAACTCATATACAGATACAGAAATTGCTACAGCTACAGCAAGTATAACTACAGCATATCAAACTTATACAGATACAGCTGAAGCAGATGCAATTAGTACAGCTAACACTTATACAGATACTAGAGAAGTAGCAATAACTACAGCATATGAAACATATACAGATACAGCAATATCAAATTTAGTTGATACAGCTCCAACAACATTAGATACATTAAATGAATTAGCGGCGGCACTTGGTGACGATGCAAACTTCTCAACAACAATAACAACTTCAATAGCAACAAAATTAGCTACAGCAGATTTTACAAGTACAGCAGATACTTGGTTAGGTACTAAAGATACAGGAGATTTAGCAGAAGGCTCTAATTTATATTATACAGATGCTAGAGTAGATTCTAGAATAACAGCAAACGCAAGTGGAACAATTACAAATTCAGATTTAGATATGAACGGTAATAAAGTTTTATTTGCTAACGTCTATGCAACAATAGGTGATCTTCCAAGTGCAAGTACATATCATGGAATGTTTGCTCATGTACACGCAACAGGCAAAGGATATTTTGCTCATGCAGGTAACTGGGTAGAACTAGCTAATGCAAGTGAAGTATTTGATGGAAACTATAGCTCTTTATCAGGTGTTCCTAGTTTTGCAACAGTAGCAACGTCAGGTGATTATAGCGACCTTAGTAATAAACCAACAATTCCAACAGACAATAATCAATTAGCAAATGGTGCAGGATATGTTACAACTGATACAAACACAACATATACAGCAGGCAATGGATTATCATTAAGTGGAACAGAATTTTTAATGAGTGGTAGTTACACAGGTGACTTTACAGCAACTGGTGATGTTACAGCATACTCAGATAAAAGATTAAAAAGAAATATTGAAACTATTACAAATGCAGTAGATACAGTAAGTAAATTACGTGGTGTACATTTTGAAAAAGATGGTAGAAATAGTACTGGTGTAATAGCACAAGAAGTAGAAGAAATATTGCCTCAAGTAGTACATACAGCTCCAGATGGAATGAAATCAGTAGCATATGGTAATATAGTAGGTATTTTAATAGAAGCTATAAAAGAGCAACAAAAAGAGATAGAAGAATTAAAGAAAAGATTATAAACTGCTATATAACACGAGCTATATAGATAAATAATACTACAAGCAATATGCTTGTAATTAACGTTAATTACAATTTGACAGGAGAATAATATGTCGACATTACCAGCAACCGGTTCAACAATTTCAATGTCAACTGTGCGTAACTATTTTGGATTAAGTGGTACAGTATCACTGAGCCAATTAGGTAACACAATATCACCGTCAGTGACGTCAAATATCAAACTTTCAGCTACCTTTGGTGGTTGGCAGTATCCGTCAGCAACTGGTGGTCACCCATAAGAAATTGTATAAAATAATTTTAGTAAGCACGTTGTTTATACTTGACAACGTGCTTACTTTAATGTAAAATAAATACACTATATAAATACTATGACTAATAGTAGAGTAAACTCAACACAGGAGAAAACAATGATTAGAACTCGATACGAGATTGAAACGTTCGTACTTGGAGCACACCCGTCTCCAGCCAGAAAGGCACAAGTACTTACACAAGAGCTAATGAAAGCTCGTGAAACATCACACCCAGATCTTCCAGTACTAGAAGCAATTTATAAAGATTTTTCTGCAGAACATAATGTAGAAGATCTTACAAAAGATATTGAATCCACTGAAGAAGAATATTGGGTACACAGATTAGCAAAACTAGCGGCAATTGATATTCTTACAATTGGTAAGGTACAACCAGAGCATATGGCTTATATGGTTGCATTGCCAGATGAAGCTTTTAAGGCATCGGTTAAAGAAGCTACAAGTATTGCTAAACAATTAAATTATGAGGTTCAACAAATTGAAGCTGAACTTCAAGCAGATTTAGCATCTGCAAAATAATCTGAATGGTATCAACACCATCATTTTATCATAAAAAAAACAACTCCGCTAATGTAGCTATTTGCGTTCCTGTGCGAGATAATGTTACTGCGGTTTTTGCTTACAGTCTTGCTATGCTTCAACGAAAGTGTGGTGAGGCTGGATTAGCAACTTCTCTCCATTTTAATATGGGTAGTGAAGTTACTATGCAAAGACAACAGTTAGTATCTGAAGCATTGGAAACAAATTGTACTCACATTATGTGGATTGATTCTGATATGAACTTTCCAGTAGATACCCTAAATATATTATTAGCGGCAGACAAAGATATTGTTGCTGGAAATTATTCAACAAGAGTTCCACCACATAGACCTGTTGCTTTTAGAAGTAAGAACAATTTAGATGACAGAGTTTTTACTGGTACAGGCGTAGAAAAAGTATGGGCTGTTGGAAGTGGAATGATGTTAGTAAAAAGAGAAGTTTATAAAAAACTATCTTCGCCTTTTTATAAGATTGAATACTCTGAGGATTATTCAAGTTTAATAGGAGAGGACGTATATTTTTGTACAAGAGCTAATGAGGCAGGATATGAAGTATATGTAAGTCACGAACTGAGTGACAAGATAGCACATATAGGAACACGTGCATTTACAGTTAAAGGCGATTGCAATGATTAATATAAAAAATAACCAAAGAGAATTTACAGGACAGAACGTTGTCACACCTTGGGATAGACTCAAAAAATTTATGTTTGGAAGTTACCCAATTATTAAAACACCAATAAGATTAAAAGATGAAGACGATATTTTAGATTTAGCAAAAAAGTATAAAGATGAAGCAGACATGGCTTGGGTTGTGTTTGATGAAATTGAAGTTAACCCAAAATTTCCTTGGCACTATAGGCCAAGTGATTTAGGTAAAAAAGTTATTCACACGTTTCCTAGAGTAGTTAAAAGAACAAACAGACCAGTAAGTTGGGGAGATGTTAGATTAGTTCCTACTAACGGAGTTTCTCATGGTGAGGTAGAAAATAAATTGGTAGCAAGTTTTCACGTTGCAGAATTTGATATCTTTATGATTAGTTACCACGAAGCTGAAGCAGATGAGAATTTTCAAAAGTTAAAAAACAGATTTAAAGATGCACAACACGTAAAGAACGTTGAAGGTATTGGTAATGCTCATAAACGTGTAGGTGAATTAGCAAAAACTGAAATGGTTTATATTGTTGATGCAGATGCAGACATTATGGGTGACTTTAGTTTTGACTATATTCCACCAATGAGTAAAAGAAAAAATACAACATATGTATGGAGTGCTAGAAATCCAGTAAATGGATTAGAGTATGGATATGGTGGTGTTAAATTATTTCCAAAAGTTCAATTATTAGAGCTAGGGCACGAATTACCAGATTATACAACTGGTGCAAGTTTTTATCAACCTATTGCAGATGTATCAAACATTACAAGATTTAATAAAGATCCATATAGAACATGGCGTAGTGCATTCCGTGAATGTGTTAAACTAGCAAGTTCAGTTAATCCTAACCAAAAACAAAAAGAAACAGATGAAAGATTAGAAACATGGTGTACCACAGATGTTGGAGCTCGTTTTGGTCGTTACTGTTTAAAAGGTGCATTAGAAGGCAAGGAATATGGAATAGCAAACAAAGACGATAACGAAGCATTAACTAAAATTAATGACTTTGAATGGTTACGTGAACAATTTGTTGCTAGTATGAAAAAGAGGGTCACTGACCAGTAAATGACACAATGGTTTCGAAATGCAATTCATCATTTAAAAGTAGAAACAGGTTGGGGCTACTTTTATCACTTGTGGCATAGTATTCAAAATACATGGTCTTTATTAGTAATAGCATTTAAAAGTTTAGTACACGGATTATTTCCTTGGATATGGAAGGCAGATGCACCTAAAGGTGTTATTAAAATGTATCATCAAATTATGAGAATAGAACATATTGCTAAAATGGACAAATTAAGAGAGATACCAAAAAATGAACGATATAAATCCAATAAATCTATTAACCCTACTGAATAGTTATGGCGATATAGTAGAATTAAACCAGAAGTTAGATTCAGATCAAGTAATAAAAGAACTTGAGAGATTAGAATGGGAAAAAGGACCTAACGGTAAACAAGGTATTAACTTAACAGGTCCAGAAAAAGGACTTGGACTTGAAGATAAAAATAAACACGAGCAAGATCAACCAGTAAATGAAAACTTATTAAAATGTACTGCATTATATGATTTTTTTACACAATGGTCAGACCTAGCTAGATGCAGAGCAGTAAAATTAGAAGCTGGTAGCTTCTTTACTATGCACAGAGACGCATTTAGATTTAATCCACAAATAAGAATTTTTATTCCACTTAATAAAACAGAAATACATCAATGGAATTTTTTATACGAAGAAAGACGTGTAGAATTTAAACCAGGTGTTCCGTATGTATTAAATACTCGTAAGCAACATGGAAGTTTTGCAATGGAAGGTGGAATATATCATATATTAATGAGCTTATATTTAACTGAAGCTAACCTTAAAACAATTATAAATTCGTTACCAAACTGTAAGGAAAGATAATGAAAGAAAAAACAGATAAAAATTATTATAGTGGTGAAAAAATTGATGATTTAGTTGATGCAGTTAAAAAAGCAGAACATACAAAACAAGAAGGTGTAACGCAACAAGACGAGTCATACGAAAAAGTAATGTATAGTGACGAACAAATGGAAGAACATAAGAAGATGGATAACATCTTTAAAGTAGATGGGGTTCCAAGTAGATGGGAACATAATAAATTACGTGCTAATTGGCATTTTGATCCATTTGCAGATCCAAACGAAGAAACCTTTGTAATACCTTGTAGATTTGAAGGAGACTTTGAACCAGCAGTTAGATATGCAGTAGAACATTCAAAAGAAATGACTATAGGAAACTATAGAAATAGAAATTTAAGCAAACAAGACAAAGACTTGCATGACGGTGAGATACAAGACGTTCTAAATGCATCTGGTAAAGAAGATGTAAGTAGTATGTATCATGATATGATTGTAAGAAGTAGGTTTAAAGAAGGTGAAGAGAATTATTATGCTCAACGTAACCCTGCACCAGAGTATGAAATATTATTACGAATGATTGATACATTAGAAGTAGAAGTACATCAGTCAAGAATGCATATACAAAAATTAGGACAAGTTACACCTATACATATTGATCAACAAATGAGATATGCAAGACCAGGTTGGCGTAAAGTATGGACTGATGCAGGTGCAGACAAGAATCCTTTAAAATTAAGAAGATTCCTAGTTCATTTACAAGATTGGGATTATGGTCATGTATGGCAGTTTGGTAACACTTACCATCAAGGATATAAAGCAGGTACTTGTATAACTTACGATTGGTGTAATATGCCACATGGTACAGCCAACTTTGGATTTACTCCAAGAGTAACATTTCAATTTACAGGCTTTGTAAGTGATAAAGTACAACATATGATTGATAACCCAGATCCTAACAGAATTATAAAAGTATGATAGAAAAAGACTTTCCAGATAAACAAGACTCACGATATCACTACAAACAAACACTAAGGCCTGAAAAACAAATAAGAGAACCAAATACTAGTACAAAGTATTACGGAAGACATGATACAGGAAACAAGTGTAAAGTAGGTGAAGGTGGATCAGATCATTTTACACATGGTGCTATACAAGAACTTGATTGGGATAACGATCCAAAATTAGACTTTGAGTATACATGGAACAAATATGGATATAGAGGACCAGATGATTTAACCAATATAGGAATACTATTTGCAGGATCAAGTTTACTACTTGGTACAGGATTACCATATGAAAAATCAATACCTTATTTAGTTTCAAAAGAACTTGGATTAGATCATTTCAATTTAAGTGACTTTGATACTCTTACAGATATGGCAGATAAGTTATTTGACTTGACAAACTTAAATCCAAAGTATATTATATTAAATGACTTCTGGGGTATAAATGATACCAATTGGCTTATGCGTTATTGGATACCAAAAGAAAAAGATACAAAAGTAGTAAAAGAAGTAAGAGAAACTTTTAAAAACAGTAATGGTAAAATATTTAAAATGTTCGAACTAGCATTAAAACAAACATTTCCAAATTCAAAGTATTTTATACTACAACCTAATGAAAGACGAAAGCATTGGTTTTATGATTACGAGCCAAAAGATATTAAATCAATATATTACACACAAGAAGAAATGATAGACCTGGCTAGAGATCAAACACATCCTGGTCCAAAAACACACAAATATTTAACAGAGAAAATTATTAATGAATTATCAAGGTGAAGATCTAATTATAGTAACAGGAGCTCCAGGTTCTAGATGGAGTGGAGTTATACGTTTATTAAGTCTTATATGTAAAGATATTAATATGACTGATAACACACCTAGACGTGTTTATGAAAAAAGAGATGCAGAAGGTAAAGTAATTGGTTGGCATAGGGGTGCATATTGGGGTCCACATAATCAATATGGACATAAGTTTGATAAACTTAACACACTATCTAAAGAAGAAGTATTAAAAGAATTTAAAGAACCGTTTGCTGATTGGGATACAGGAAAGAAGATTATTAAGAGTCATTGGTTTGCATATCACTTACCTCAACTAAGACAAATGTTTCCAAAAGCTACTATGTGGTCGTTTTATGAAAAAGATAAAGAATGTTTTGAATGGTGGCATCACGTAGGCGGTTGGGATATATACTTTCCAAATTATACGTGGTATGTTGATGATGATAGAATGATGCAACAAATTGGTATAGAAAATAATAATATAAAAGATTTCTTTGATTTAAAACGTTATGCTGGTTGGAAAGAAGCAGTAACACAATTAGGCTTATCCACAGATATAAGAACTATATCAGAAATAATGGAACTTGATCCAGATTTTGATAAAATACACAAAAATGATAATGAAGAAGTTTATAATGCTTTCTTAGATGAAATGTTTACTAGAAAAGAAATGGGTATTATAACTTCGTAGAGTGTTGCTCGAACACAGTTTTTATTTTCTTTATAAATTGTTTTGAATTACATTGTATTTTAGCACCAGGGTGTAATGGTCTAGGCCAATTACCTATTTTAACCCAACAATAACCATCACTTTCATTATTCAGTATAGGAATAAACTCTTCTTCTACAGTTACAACAAAACTATGGTATATAAATTTTTTGTTAGGACTTGTGAATTTATTGATAGGTATAACTTTTTTAATATCCGGAACTAATCCTAGTTCTTCTTCAATTTCTCTATACAACGTATCAATTGGTTTTTCATTATTATCTGATTTTCCTCCAAAGAAGCCCCACGTTCTAGGGTGGTTAACTTCACCACTACGGTGTTGAAGCATAACTCTTCCTGTATCTGTGCTAAGAAATATACATCCTGCGGCTGTAATCATATTTTTGTTATCCAATGTGAACAATCGTCGTGTGGGTCATCACAACTATAAGTAAAGTCTCCAGAAACCTGCATTATATACGCCTTCATAACTATTAACCCACTCTGAACCATTCCACTCTAGTTGGTCGCTACTTGATAAGTTTGTAACGTGTTGGGTATCACTTACACTACTGCTATCAAAACTAACATTCCAAGTTGAACCGTTATATTCAATAACATCATATTTATTAGCTACTAACCCACTCCATATTGGTGTAGAAGGAATAGGATTAATTAGTATGTAACGTTGTCCAGTGACAGCACTAGGAACAGTTCCATCGCCTGGATAATTAATTGATGGATCTAAAATAGCATTTACGGCATTTAGTGTATTAGTAGGTAAAGTTGAAGGATCAATATCTACGATTAGTAAATTAGGATCACTTGGATGTTCGTCTAATCGTCCTATAATATCTTCATCTTTAGCACCTGGATCTTTTGATTTTCTAAGTCTTAGTTGACTTATTCCAGGTCGTAATACTCCAAATGGAGTAAGTTCTTTGGCCCATTCTAATACATTACCGTCATCATCTAAATTGCTTCCATTAGCATTTAATAGTTGAAGGTTGTTGTTTTCATATTTTACTTTTCTATCTTCATATGTTACAACTGTATATTGTAAAGTTTCGTTATTAAATGGTTGTTCAGCTTTAAATAGATCTAAGTTTTCATCATCTAAGTTATAAAGTTCACTTATAATCGTATGAATTAGTTTTTGTTGTTTTACCTTTGCAGGAGGATTTATATAAACTGGTATATCAAATGACATTGTAGCTACATCAATAATATCGTCAATACTTGATCCAACACTTCTTGTACTCCAGGTAGTATTAGTAAGTTCTACGTGAGATAACGCAGTCCAGTCTAGTGGACTAGCATTTGTTCTAATATCTAATGTAGGATTAAATAAAACAAGCATTTGTTCTAGTAACTGTAATTTTTGATCTGTATTTGATGACCATACATCTGCGTTCATTTGCATTATGTAAGGAACTGGAGCATGACGTTCTACAGTATAGCTATTGCCTTTTTCGTTTTTATATTCTCCAGTAGTTTGGTCATACTTTTTTTCGTATACTTGAACTTTATCTACATGATCTTGATATGTACGTCTTTCTGGTACTAAATTTAAATTTGTTACATAACAACTTATAAATGGAACAGTATTCATAATGTTTTCACTGTTCTCTCTTGTTATGTGAGCCGCCATTCTGTTTATATCACCATAACGTACTGGAACTTTATGAAATACTGGAAGACCTGATTCTTCATTTTTACCCATTTGTACACTGAAGCCACTAAACAATCTTATAAATTGTTGAATGTATCTTCTTATTTGTTTATCATAAAAGTATTGTTGGCTCATTTGTTAAAATCACTTTTTGGTTTAATAACTTGGGATAGAGGCTGACGTTCTGGAAACTCTTGATCGTCAATAATTGTTGTAGCCTTATTATTAATAAAGCTACTAGCATTGTAAGTTCTATCACTCCAAGTTTGTTCAGTAACATTGTCATATAATCTATGCCATTTGCTTCCACGTCTTACAAATAGTCTATTAGGAGTAAAGTCTGTTCTAATAAAATATTCTCCATCTTTGGGATTTCCTGGAAACTGGTCACCTTGTTGTAAAGCTTCACCGTGTTTGTATTCGTTATCAACTTCTTCTTGGCCAAATAAATGTTCAGCAAGTGGCAAACCTAATGGATCAGCTTCTTCAGCACTTTTCACAATAGCATTACTGATATTAAGTTCTGTTTTGTAAGCACTAACTTTATTTTTAAGGCTTCCTGGATCTTTAGCACTACCAAGTATATCTTTGTATTCTTGTGTATCTGTTAATGGTGCTACTTTAATTCTCCAAATATGTGGATACCAAGTCTGTGAAAATCCTTCACTACCCCTAGCGGCATCTTGAACTACATAAAATTTATTAATAGCATCTCTGTCGTTGCTTAATAAAAGTTCATCTCTTAAATGAGGCAATTCAATAACATCACCTGGCATTAATCTTCTACCTAATTTTTCTACCATATCATTGATATGAAAACTTATAAACAAAGTATCGTTGGTTAAGAATAATCCAAATTGAGTTAAATCAAAGTCATTGTCACTAACATTATATACTCCACGAAGATCAAAAATATCAGGATCATATTTACGATCTCTATTTTCCATAAACAGTAAGTCTTGAATATTTGTTTCATCAATTATACCTTCTGGATTTATTTCTTCTCCGGTTGTATTGTCTATTTCTAAACCACTGCCGTAGTTCGGCTCACTAGGATCATTATTGCCTTGTTGAGGTTGTGGACCCAAATACTTATGGACGTGTATAGCCGTACCGCCTATATCGAACTGTTCTCGTATAGTTCTGTCCATGAATTTGTAATCATTACCTTTATAAGGCTTATATAGTGTAAAACGTGGCATATGGTTTTCCTTGTTATGTTGTATTTATGCCTTTTGAACCCAATGTGATATGGATAAATATTATATACCCACATAATATAAGGAAAACAATATGTTTAGATTTTACACAGAAAGAAAATGGTTACTATGGGCTTGGATAGGTTCAGCAATCATTTTATCATCATTATGGGTTCAAGTTAAAATTGATGTCAAAATAAACGAATGGTTTGGCCAATTTTACGATATGATCCAAAAAGCACTAGCTACACCTAATGCAATCACTATAGGTGAGTATTGGGCTAGTTTAGGAACTTTTATATATCTAGCAATGATATATGTCGCACTAGCAGTAGTGATAAGTTATTTTACTGCACACTTCTTATTTAGATGGAGAACTGCAATGGTAGAGTGGTATCATGCAGTATATGATAAAGCAAGAAAAATTGAAGGAGCGGCACAAAGGGTTCAAGAAGATACTATTAAGTTTTCCAGAATAATGGAATCACTTGGTACAAGTTTAATTGAATCAATTATGGTTATGGTACAGTTTGTACCTATATTATTTGGACTATCAGTAGGTATTCCTATCTTCTTCTTTGGAGATTGGCAGTACGGATTGATTACAGGTGCAATAGTATGGAGTGTTGGAGGCACTTTATTTTTAATAGGACTAGGATGGCTACTTAGACTCGTGGGTGTAGAATATGATCTACAAAAGAAAGAAGCGGCCTATAGAAAGATACTAGTTATAGCAGAAGATGACGATACTGTTAGACCAAAAAGAATAGATGAATTATTTGCAGACGTTAGAACAATTCACTTTAAATCATATATAAGATACTTATATTTTAATGTAGGCAGAATTGCTTATTTACAAGCTAATGTTTTATCTGCTTATGTATTTTTAGCACCAGCCATTGTTGCAGGTGTAGTAACACTTGGCGTTATGCAACAAATAATAAGAGCATTTGGAAGAGTAGAAGGGTCGTTGCAATATTTACTTAAAGCATGGCCTACAATTATTGAACTTGCAAGTGTATATAAACGTTTACGTGAATTTGAAAGACAAATCACTAAATAATCATATAGGAGATTTTATGAAACAAATTAGTCTATCCATAGGATCAGACCATAGAGGAATGAAACTAAAAGATCAAATATCAAAATGGTTAATACCAATTGATAGCGATATTGGAACTAGATTTAATATAGATCTATTTCATGATATTGGACCATACGACGATAAAAAGAAAGTTAACTATCCTAGAGTAGTTGAAACCTTTTTAAAAGATTATGCAACACCAGATAAAATAAAAGCAGGATGGCAAGTATACAATGCAGGTATACTTATATGTGGATCTGGTTTTGGTATGTCAATAGCAACTAACAGGCATCCGTTAATAAGGTCTGTAGTATGTAGAAGTGCAAAAGAAGCAGAAATGTCTCGTAAACATAATGACGCTAATGTATTATGTCTAGGTGCAGATTTTACAAGTTTTGCTCAAGCAAAGAAAATATGCGAAGCATTTTTTACTACTAAATTTGAAGGTGGTAGACATCTGACAAGAATAAAAAGTATAGGAAATTATTAATATGAAGATTTGCATCATAGGAGGCGGAACTACAGGATGGTGGGCCGCTGGTTACATAGAGCATAACTTTCCAGATTATGATATAACACTTATTGAAAGTAGTGATATACCAATAGTTGGCGTAGGTGAAAGTACACTTCCTATGATCAAAACTTTTTTTGATAGTTTTGGTATGCAAGAAGAAACATGGATGTCAAAATGTGATGCTATACACAAACATGGTAATATAAAACAAGGTTGGGATAAACCAGATGGTGATGAATTTAAATTTACATTTTGGTTTAATGATGATAATGTATTTGAAGATTGGTATAAGAAGTACAAAGCAGGTGAAGTTACAAAACATCAAATCAACGAAGAACTGTATGATGCCAAAGGTTGGAGAGCAGTAGCATATCATTTACACGCAGAAGAAGCAGGGCGTATAGTAAAAGAAAATTGTAAAAATGTAAAACATATTGTACAAACACTTGATAAAAGACCAGAGGGGTATGACTTATATATTGATTGTACAGGTTTCCGTAGACAATTTGTCAACGATAAAACTGAAGTAGAAATACATGAAAAGCATTTAGTTAATAGTGCTTGGGTTTGTCCATTTGAGCTAGATGAACATATTCCATATACTAGAAGTATAGCACGTGATTATGGTTGGCAATTTAAAATTGGATTAACTTCTCGTATTGGTACTGGTTATGTTTATAGTGATAAGCATATTAGTAATGAAGATGCACTAGAAGAGTTTAAAGATTATACAAAAGACTTAACACCATTTATGGGTAAACAACCACGTAATATTAAATGGAATCCTAATTGGTTAAAGAATCCATGGGCAGGCAATACGGTTGCTATAGGGCTTAGTCAAGGCTTTATTGACCCATTAGAATCAAATGCATTGTTTATGATACAATATAGTATTACGACGCTTGTAGAGTGCTTAAAACGCGAATATGACGCCAAAACTTACAATAGAATGATCAACAGAGTTTGGAAAGAAAACAGTGATTACATATTACATCACTATGCATTATCTAACAGAGACGATACAAGTTTCTGGAAAGAATATACAGATATGGATATGAGTGAAACTGTATGGGAACACTATAAAAAGACTGGAAACAAATATACTAATCTTTATCCCGATGCTATATGGGCAACACTAGCTCTTTACTACGATAATTTCAAGCATTTTTCCGGAAAATAATCAACAAAAAACAAAAAAAGATGTAAGTCCTTGATTTTTAAGGGTTTTTTTCTGCTGAATAAGGTTGACATATAAGACGTCTTACTGTAAACTGTAAGTATAGTTAGAAATAAAGGAGCAATAAATGAAATATAAACTTTTTCAAATTCACGTTACAAAAGCAGAGCATGATAAAATTAATGCTGAAGGTCATAATTCTGTAGAAAAGCATAAACTTAAACTTGATATGTCTTTCGCTAGAGATAATACTTCATCAATTGCTAAAGAAGCATTTGACAAAGGTTATTATACACACGTTTCAAATATTACAACTGAAAAAGGTCTTGAAGGTGTATTTGAAGTAGGTAATATTGGTCCAGAAGAAAATATTGAAAGACTTCACCCTATGTATTCAACTTCAGTAGGTGATATTGTTGTTGATCCTGAAGGTAACAAACACGTTGTTGCTAGTTTAGGTTTCCAAGAGGTAGTATAATGAAACTCCAACCTGAAGAAGTAGTTGAAGCTATTGCTCGTTTAGATCACGAAAGCAAACAAGAATTCGCAAACATCTTAGTAACTAAATGGTCCACACTTGCTGGTCATGTATCATCCATGATTGACCGAGAATTGCAAGATTTAGACGTAAACAACCATTTTTCTGCCAAAGATGATATATACAAAAAATAACTAAAGGAGATTTCTGATGGGACTATTAAAGTCCGCGAAAAGAAAGAAGCCAAGAGCTTCAGTATATCGCACACCTAAATCTAAACTACAAGAACCTAAATGGGATGGTTGGGAAGAATGGTCTGGTGAACAATTTCATCGAGCATCTAGTTCAGCTAATAGCTGGTATTATGAACATTATAAAACTAGTGAATTACAAGAA